CGCTCAAGGAAGCCCTTGAAAACAGCATCAAGAAAACAACCGAGAATCCTGAAGAGGAAAAGCTCGCACGGCTTGTCGCTGAAGCCCTCAACAAGAAGGAATCAGAAGCAGCCGCGAAAAACAAAAAGACAGCGTTTGATAAGTTTTTGGCAGACAATAAGGAATTTCATCCTGAGAACGATCCGTCAGGCTTGAAGCGCATAGCTCTCGAAAAGAAGCTTGCTCTCTTCAACGTCAACGGACTCTCTGAAGTCGATGATTTCTATTCTGTCATGGCAAATGCGAAAGCTTTGCTAGGGGGACAAGACACGCCGCCTAAAACAGAAGACGTTAAGGAAATCAAAAATCCTTACGCATCAACTTCCCGCACAACGTCTAACCCAACCGTCACCGACAGTGATACTGAACTCGATTCTCGGGAGAAGAAACTGCTTGAACAGGTTGGATGGACGAAGGACAAGTATTTGAAGATGAAGGCGAAGCAACCAGCATTTGTCGCCAGCATCCTAGAACACGTCCGTTAATTACTTAACCTAACTCTATAACAATGGCTTTTAAAGGAGCTGGTTCTCTGAACCCTCACGGCGGCCCTGTTCTTCGCACAGAGATTCTCGCAAACTCGATCACTGTTACTGAACTCGATTCAGTAAAGGTTGCATCTGGTTTCGTTGCTCTCGGCACGACAGGTGCTCTCGTGTTCGGTCACGTCACGGGAATCGCAACAAACAAGGGCGTTGGTATGCCGTCAACTGGAATCGCAGGAGCTGAATTTGGCTCTTTCACTGGTTCTTTCTTGACTGCTTCTGACAACCAGACGGTAGCCAAGAATCGGGCAAGGGTTGACATATCTAAGCAATCCCTGTATTCCGCTGAACTTGACGCTACTATCGGCACAACCACTGGTTCTAACCTCTTGGGTTACTACCTCGACATCACTGATGAGGATACTCTCGATGAGTCTACTGCCGCTACTACAACTGCTCAGTATTTCAACTGGGGTGTCGATCCTAACAACTCAGCTCAGGCTATCGTAAACATTTACGAATCGTCTGTCTTTGGTGTCTAACCCTCTTAGCAAACTACTACATTTATGATTGAAACACGCGCAAATTGGACAGACCTGATTGCCGGTGTTGGTTTGCAGATTGCCGAGGTCTTCGACCAAGGCCAGGAGGAATACACACCTGGTATCAGCAATCTCTTAATCGGCAGCACTGGTGAAGGAGCACAAAAGAACTTCACTGGCAAAACTGGTATTGGCCGCCTTCGCAAATTTGATGGCGACGGTGAGGACATTCCAGCAGGACGCCGCTACAAGACCTACACTACAAAGGTACTGTACACAAACTACGGCGAGCATGTTGACGTTTCAAAGAACCAGATCGAAGATCGGGACTTTGACGCAGAGCTCGACGAGATGAAAGACCTATCAATTGCTTCCCGTTTCTCGCAAGACGAATCAGGTATGCAGTTGTTCAACGGCGGCTTCGCCACTACGACCAGCGTCAATGGCTACGACATGACCTGGTACGGTGACGGCAAGCCTCAGTTCTCTACTATTCACCCGACGACTGTCCCTGGTGGCAGCACGCAATCTAACGCCTCTTCGACTGGTATCGCCTTCGGTGATGACAACCTCGAAACGGCTCGCGTTGCAGTTACCCTCCAGAAGACTGACGATGGCCTTCCATTGTCTCTCTTGGGCAAGATGACTGTTGTCCTTCCGTTCAACCAGGACAAGAAGGGCCAGCAAGTTACCGCGTCTGAGTTGGTTTCCGAGAACGCTAACAATGCTATCAACATCTACAAGGGTGCTTCGGTAGACATGGTAAGCTCTGTATTCTTGGATGCTACTAACGGTGGTTCTAACACTCAGTGGTTCTTGATCGTCCCAGGACGCACCAAGCTCTACCACGAGGTTCGTCAGTCTCCGACTATGGATCAAGATGTCAACATCAAGAACAAAGTCGTTACTTACACCATCGACGCTCGCTGGGCTAACTACTCCAAGGACTGGAAGCGGTCATGGGGTTCTAAGGGTGATTTGGCTGCTTACTCAGCTTAGTCACTAGGTTTCCTGACAGGGGTTCGTAAACTCCTGTCCTCAATTAAGACATCGCTTAATCTCACAAGCCTGTCGGTAAGAGATCATGAGATACCAGTACCTTAAATTAACCAAAGGCAAATCGACCAAAGCCGAAAGGGTTTTTGCGGAAATGCTCAAACGCAACCGCGTCCCCTTCCGTGCCAAGGTCAAAGTCAACGGCCGCGAGGTGGACTTCCTTATCGGGAACTTCGCCATCGAAATCAACGGCCATGACCAGATCATTACTAAAAACAGTTCTCTCTTAGAGAACGGGTATATCCCCTTCCATTTTACGAACCGTGAAGTGCTGGAGGATATATTATCTATCGAATTGCAAATTAAGAAATTATGGCACGACAAACTGCAACAAAACTAAAGGCTCTTGAACTGACCGATAATTTGGTCCAGAGCACCACTGTTACTACTAAGGCTACCGCTGGGGCTGTTACCTACACCGTAGCTGAATTTACTGGCGGCTTGATCCTCCGCGATCCGGCTGGGGCTGCTCGTGAAGACGTTACCCCTACTGCCGCTGCTCTTTACACTGAACTTGGCGATCCAGCCGTAGGTGGCACCTTTGATGTGGTCATCCGCAATACTGCGGACGCTGATGAAACTATTACCATGACTGCTGGCACTGGCGTTACGATCTCTGGCACCGCTACTATTGGTCAGAACAACACTAAGATCTTCCGCTGCGTTTTCACTTCCCCTTCGGCTGTGACTATGTACTCTATCGGGACTCTCGTCCACTAATTGAAAGCTAATTGAATTTTACGATGATTGTTAAAAATCCTACTGACAGCGAATTGAAAGTCCAGATCAACGGACGCATTTACGAGGTTGATGCTAAGGGCGAAACCAGCGTACCAGCCGAAGTTGCTTTGTACTGGCGCGATAATATCCACGGCTTCCTTATCCTCTCTGAAGAGTCTAAGACAACCGTTAAGCCTACGCCTATCGTTACGCCAACCGTTGAAGAAACGGAACCTGTAGTTGAAGAGACTGTCTCGACAGAAACAGTTGAAACGACCGAAGAAAAGAAGGAAGAAGCCAAGCCTAAGACCAAATAACAATGTCTCTCCACTACTCGACAAATCAGAACCGTGTTCTTATCGGTTCGAAATCGGAAGCCAACACCCGAACGTCGGTAGCTCTTACTAATGCTTATGATAATGCTGCCACTACGAAGATCTTCGAGGCTGGCGGTTACTCAAAGCTCAACCTCGACATCCTGTACACGATGGGATCTGGCGAGGCTGGTAACTCTATCGAAGTCCGCGTTGACCAAAGCCCTGACCGGACAAACTTCTATCGCATCCCTAACGAATCGGTATCAAGCGGAACCTCTACTCTGACCGCCCGCGAGTTCACCTTTGTCGGATCGGATGCCGCTGCTGCGACTATCTCTATCGGCCTCGATATCTTCTACGAGAACATCAGGATCTCGGTAAAGGAAACCGGCGTTGCGACCAATGCTGGAACCATTTACGTTGAAGGGACTATCTGGGGCAAATAAGCCTTATGAATCCCGCTCAAGAAGCACAACTCAATAACTTCAGAGAGCACTACAATTCCATTGTCGCCAACATTACGTCTGCAACGTGCGACTTGGAAAAACTCTTAGCTAACAAGGAGGCGGTTTCAGAAGAACTGGCCTCCTTAAAGGCAGAATTGAAATCCCTGCAAGCGGAACAGAAGCTGGTCCTGGCATCCGTTCGGAACTCTCTCAGGCAAGCCGCTGTTCGTGATGAAAAGGTCGGAAAGAAAGAACAGGATCTTGAAAGGAAGATCAAGGATGCTGACAACAAGATTGCCAAGGAGACTAATCGTCTTGCTCATGCGGAAGCTAAGCATGTCAGTGAAATCGCTCACCTGACATCAGCTATCGACCAGCTTTCCGTTAAGAAGTCTTCGCTTACGCAGTCCATCGAAGAACTTAAATCCAAGGTGAAAGAGATGAGGTCCGAGGCCCAGTCAGTCCGTGCGGATATTTCCGCGTTGGAATTGGAGAAGAAGGGCCTTGTCTCAGAGATCCAATCATTCCGGCAGGAATTGGAAAAGTCCAAATCTGCAAGGGATCTGGAAATGGCTCAGATCGCTGAACAGATCCAAGCCGAGAAAGACAAGATCCAGAAGCCTTTGGAACTTTTGGCAATTAAGGAGTTCGAATTGGCTAAGCGAGAACGTAACCTAGAAGTGCTGATTGCCCGCTTCAGGAAACACTTCAAGAAGCTGTACCCAGATCAGGAACTAAAAATATGAGATCAGAACAAACAAAAGAACAACTAATCGCCCTCTTCTCAAGATCTGTTGGCCAGACGCTTGATGAATTAGCTAAGCTCGAAGAGGAAACGTCCAAGGTCAAATCAGAATTGTCCCAGGCTTCTAGTCGCCTAATCGCCGTAACTGCCGAAGCTAACCGCATCAAGGCAGAAGCTCAGGATCAGTTACGACAAGCCGAGAACGAGATGCGGAAAATCGACGTGGCTCGTTCAGAATTGGGAGCTGAATCAGATAGCTTCTATCAGCTCAAGGATAAGCTCTCAAAAGAGATCAGTGAGAATCGAGACACTATCGCCCGCCAGGAAGAAAAGATCACCTATCTCAAGAATGAGGTTAAAAGCATGGAACTTCTTCGAGTTGCCAAAGAGTCGCTAGAAACAGAGCTTAACGAGCTTAACGCCAAAGTAACCAGTGCTTCAAAGGATCTATCAGCTCAGGAGGCTGAACATCTGGTCGCTCTCAATGCTACCTTGAAAGAACTAGAGGCCGCCAAGAAAGAATTGGCCGGGACTCGTGCTAACAACGAAAAGGAATTGAACCTCATTCTTCCCCGCATCGAAGAACTCAATGAACGGGAGAAGCAGGTCAAGATCAAGGAAGAAGGTTTGAAGACTATTGAGGACCGCTATAAACGCCTCTACGCCGAGAAAGGAGCGAACTTTAAGCTTTAGCCTATGTCGTGGTTTGCCCCCCAAAATCCAGGCATCGGGGGAATCGACGAATTAACCCCCGCCGAAGAGACATTTCTGACCTCGCTCGCTGGCCTGCCAGTTGAACACGGAGATGTCCTGTACGTTGATGCTAACGGAATGATCGCCCGCCTCCCAGCGGGTTCTTCCGGTTACTTCCTGAAAACGAACGGTCCTGGCGAAGACCCTTCTTGGGAGGATGCTACGACAAGCGCGGTGTGGGGTTCTATCTCTGGCACATTGTCCGATCAGTCTGATCTGCAAGCAGAGTTGGACGCTAAGCTTAATGTTGCTGAAAAAGGTGCAGCTGACGGTTTGGCAACGCTTGATGGTGATTCCAAAATCCCGACCTCTCAGCTTCCTGGCCTTGCCCTGACTGACGTATTTACCGTGTCTTCTGAGGCCTCTCAGTTGGCTTTAACAGCTCAAGAGGGAGACATTGCTATTCGGACTGATTTAAATAAGACTTACGCCCACAATGGCGGAACAGCTGGCACAATGGCTGACTGGTCTGAACTGCTGACTCCCACAGATTCTGTAACTTCCGTTAACGGGCAAACAGGGGTAGTCTCTCTTGATACGGATGATGTAAGTGAGGGGCTAACCAATCTCTATTATTCCGATGAACGCGCTCAAGATGCAGTAGGTTCTATCCTCACGGATTCTGCTGAAATAGATTTTACTTACAGTGACGCTACGCCTTCTATTACTGCTTCGCTTAAATCGGCTTCTATTGACGAATCGAAACTTGATGCGTCAGTCAACGCCTCTTTGGACTTGGCTGATTCAGCGGTCCAGGACTTGGCTGATCTTGGAATCACCGCTACGGCGGCTGAGCTTAATGTGTTGGATGGCATAACTGCAACCGTTACGGAACTCAATTACGTTGATGGTGTGACATCGGCTATCCAAACTCAACTAAACTCTAAGCAGACACTCGACGCAACCCTGACCGCCTTGGCCGGTCTTGATACGACGGCCGGTCTTCTGGTCCAAACAGGAACCGATACCTTTGCCAAGCGCACCCTGACTGCTCCGGCTGCTGGCATTACGGTTACGAACGGCACAGGCGCAAGCGGCAACCCGACTTTGGCTCTCGCCAACGACCTTTCGGCCCTGGAGGGCTTGTCTTCGACGGGCCTTGCTGTCAGGACCGGAACCGATACCTGGGCGCAGCGGACGATCACGGGAACCGCCAATCAGATCACCGTCACCAACGGCAACGGCGTGTCAGGCAACCCGACCCTTTCTTTGCCGCAAAACATCCATACCGCCGCGACGCCGACCTTCGGTGGTTTGACGATCAACGGCAACGGCCTCAATTCGACCCAACGCTGGGTTAACGGCAACGGCGGCACGGCTGGCGCATACATGATGAGTTACAACGACTCTCAGGCATATCTTTCTGCTGGTAGCGAATTGGTGTCCGGCAGTTGGACAGCTCGCAGTACGACCGCTTCCACTATCGCCCAGGACTCGGGCTTCATGGTCTTTTACGGCAATACCGCTTTGACTCCTGGTTCGACCTTCACGCCGACCGAACGCTGGCGCGTCTCGCCGTCAGGCAACGAAACCCTGACCGGCTTTACCGTCGTCAACAGCAATACCGACATCGGCGGCGATATGGTCGTGCTGGCTTCGGGCGATGATAGTTCGGTCCCGTGGATCGACGGCACTCGTCCCGCCATCCAATGGAGCGGCCTCGATACGGGAACAACATCGTTCGTCGCCAAGACCCTCGGCGGAACCCTCCTTAATTTCCACGGCGGCGACCTGATCGCGGGCGACTGGCAGAACGGCTACGGCGTCAGGATCGACGGCAGCGGCGAGATCGTCGGCGGCGGCAACCATGTCCTCAATATCTATTCGCAGACCGGCTATACAGGTTACGGCGGTCCCAGCACCGCGACCTACAACCATGAGTTCTATGGCGACATGTACGGCAACGCCTCCCTTTCTTTGGCTGGCGGCTTGAGCGCCACTACCGGCTCCTTCTCCGACAACGTGTCCTCGTCCGGCTATTTCACCTACTCAGGCAACGCTTTCAACGAGTTCCGCGTCGCCAACGACTCAGGCTCAGGCGGCTACTTCACCTTCGACGGCTACGCCAACCGCCTGTACTTCATCCCTCGCGGCGGCGTAGCTTCGGCTTCGGGCATTACCTACCGCGACTCATCGGAAACGGACAAGATCCTGCTGTCGTTCGGCGCGCAGACCCTGGCCGAGTTCAGGAGCAACGCTTCAGGCCAGAAGGTCATGGTCTTGAAAGCCGCGACCTCGCAATCGGCCGCTTTGCTCGATTTCCAAGAGGCCGGATCGACCAACAGCATGATAAACGTCACGGGCAGCACGATTGCCAGCTCGGCTCTCAACTTCGGCTCCCAGACCCGCCAGATGCTCAATCTCTGGTCTACCTCCAACGGCATCGGCGTCCAGTCGGCAACGATGTATTTCCGCGGCTCGGGCGGTTTTGCCTGGTACAACGGCGGATCGCACAACGATTCCCAATGGAACGCTGGCGGCGGTACGGAGCTGATGCGCCTGGATTCCAGCGGCGTCCTGACCCCGAAGGGATTGGCGGTAGACGGCGGTTACAGCCGAAAAGTTGCATCCATTGCAGGAGCGACAACCCTGACTTCCGCCCACAATGTCGTCGGAGCCAGCGGCACGTTTACCGTCACGTTGCCGGCAGCGGCGTCCCATTCCCAGCGGGTCTACACGATCAAGAACACGGGAGCGGGAACGATCACGATCGACGGGAACGGATCGGAAACCATCGACGGGAACCTGACCGTCACCCTGGCGGCCAACAAGGTTTATACGATCATTTCGAGCGGCACGGCCTGGTTCATTATCGGAGCTTATTAAAACAATATGGCAATACAATACGCATACACGGACCATAGTGGCGTTGACCACGCCCAGGCTTATCACGAAGTGATTACGGTCGATATAAACTTCTTCAACAAGGCAGCTGTCGCCCAGGTGGCGATCTACCGCGACCAGGCTGCCAAGATCGCCGGATTGAACCCTGTCGCATCGAAACTGCACGTCATCAACGGCGAAAACTTTGACACTTATCTCTTGGGAACCATTGATGTCAGGCAGAGGGTCGAGGCCTACCTGCTGACGCTACCGGAGTACGAGAACGCTATCAAGATCAATAACTAACACATCAATTTATGTCTCTAATCGAACTTAAAGCCCGCGCTTACGACATTGTTTCTCAGATTGAATATCTTCAAATCCAGCTTCGAGATACCAATGCCGAAATAGCCAAGCTTGCCAGAGAAGAAGCTGAGAAACAGCAGCAAACTGAATCGAAGTAGCTATTGAAATATTGTATAATTTGTGGTATAATTAGTTAACGAATGTCCTACTTCAACCCTCAGAATCCTGGTATTGGCGGCATTGATGAGATTACTGACGCTGAGGCGCAATTCCTGCAAGCCCTAGCAGGACTCTCCTACTCTGACGGCGATATTCTCTATTATAACGACGGCCAAATCCGACGCTTAGCAGCAGGGTCTGATGGCTATGTATTGACACTTTCCTCCGGCTTGCCGGTGTGGGGTGAATCTTCCGGTGGTAGCGGATCTTTGACTGATGGAGACAAGGGCGACATTACTGTTTCTAGTTCTGGGACAATTTGGACTATCGACAATGACGTTGTTACCTACGCTAAGATTCAGAACGTATCGGCTACCGACAAGTTGCTGGGCCGTGTTTCTGCTGGTGGAGGCGATATTGAAGAGATAACTTTCACTGATTTTGCTCAGTCTCTTTTGGATGATGATTCCGCTTCGACTGCTAGGACAACTCTTGGACTCGTTATTGGTACAGATGTCCAGGCTCACTCTTCCGTACTGGACGACACGACGGCTTCTTTTACGACAGCCGATGAGACAAAGCTTGACTATATTACCGTAACTCAAGCCGTTGACCTTGATGCGATTGAAACTCGGGTTAACGCCCTCGATGCTGCCGTTGTTCTGCAAGGCGGCTGGGATGCTTCTGCTGGTACGTTTCCTGGTTCTGGCTCAGCTCAGGCTGGCTATTCATATATTGTAACCGTTGCTGGGACCGTTGATTCGGTGGCTTTCAGCGTTAACGACCGCCTCTTGGCGATTGCGGACAATGCCTCAACTGGCACCTACGCCGACAACTGGCTCAAGCTTGATTATACCGATCAGGTTTTGTCTGTTGCTGGTAAGACGGGAGCTGTCGCTTTGGATAAGACGGATGTTGGTCTAAGTAACGTAGACAACACTTCTGACGCTACCAAAAACGCGGCAGTTGCTACTCTCACCAACAAGACCATTAGTTTGGGAAGTAACACTGTCAGTGGAACAACGGCTCAGTTTAATTCAGCTTTGTCTGATGCGGACTTTGCCACTCTGGCAGGAACTGAAACCCTCACAAACAAGACTCTGACAACGCCCAAGATCGACGAGATAAAGGATGTAACGAACAATACCACCTGGCTTAAATCTCTCCCAACCGCTTCAGCGGTTAACTATCTCGTCGGTGGTAATGGTACGACTGGTAATCCTGGCTACCTGACTGTCGATGGTTCTGATGCAGACATCACGCTCAAGCTCTTCGGTAAAGGAACTGGCTCTGTTCAGTCCTCTACTAAGCACTTATTCGATAAGACCGCCTATTTCAGCGAGATTGACAATGGTAATTCCAGCACCGCCGATACGATTGACTGGACGGCTGGCAACAAGCAGAAATCCACGCTGACCGACAACTGCACCTTTACCTTCACGCCCCCTCCTGGCCCGTGCAGCTTAGTCTTGAAGCTTGTCCAAGACGGAACTGGGTCACGAACCATAACCTGGCCAGCGGCTGTTAAATGGTCAGGCGGCACCGCTCCGACTCTCACGACGACTGCAAGCAAGATCGACATTATTACCTTCTACTACGATGGTACTAATTACTACGGCAGTTCTGTTCTTAACTTCTCGGCATAATGGCTATTGCCCCCGACAACAGCTCAGGCCCTCATGTAAGCAACCCTGTCACCTCGCAGACGACCCCGTTTACCGTGGGTTCGGGGAGCAACCGTTTCATGTATGTGTGGGTTCTTGGCGATACGGCAGCAACGACAGGAATAAGCGGTATCACGTATGCAGGAGTAGCGATGACAAAACTAACTACCCATAGGGTTTCTACGGATCGTTCTTTCGATGTGTACTATCTGGTAAACCCAGCCAGCGGTTCGAACAACGTCGTTATCAGTCGTGGCGTGTCAGGGGTCATTGCTTCAGGGTTTGTGTCATATTCCGGCGTTAATCAATCGGCTCCTATTCCTACCAGCACCACTTCGACGGATACCAATTCGAATACCAGCTATTCAGGATCTATAACCACCACTGTAGACAATAGTTGGGCGATTGTCGGAATCCGTGATGCCAGCGGCGCAACGATCACAGCTGGTTCAGGTCTTACGGTCAGGGTTACAAATACTTCAAACGGTATCCATCTTGGCGATAGCGACGGGCCAATCAGCCCTGCTGGGTCACATACTTTTAATGCCACCTGGAACTCTGCCGTAACGGATGGAGCAATCTTGTTCGAACTGGCGGCAGCTGGTGCTGCCCCTGCTGCGGGCAACGCTATGTTTATGGGCGCAAACTTTTAATATGGATCAAGAATTAAAACGACAATTAGACGATCTTAAGCGCACGGTTGATAGCCAGGCTAAGTCTATCGAAGACCTGAGAGCTAAGAACGAAGAGCTGTCTCGCGTCCTGTCCACTCACACCCACAGCGGAAACGATGGATCAGACTATTTGTATAGCGGCGGGATCAACCTGAAGCCGGGACAGCAGTTTATTACTGGTAATTTTGCATTTGCAGAATCAACAGAAAGTGATCCGAGTGATCGAACCTCCCAGATTCAACGCGGGTATCTTGTTGTTGGTAGCGACACAGGAAGTCAGGATGGGGTAGATAATGCCCAGCTTACTATCGAAAATCAGTCAGGCACAGATAGCTCAACAAAACAAACGTTTTTTTACGGCTTCAGAGGAAGAGTTTATTCCTCAGACGACGGCACTGTGTCTTCAGGTGGAACAACTATGACAACAAGCAAGTTTTCTTTTGTTGTGGATGAGCTTGTCGGTCAATACATTACGGTTACTAATCCAAATTTAACCACAGAGTTTCAAGCATATGAGATAGCTTCAAATACTACAAACTCTGTAACAATAACTGGAGGTACCTGGTCATTTTCCAGCAGCCAAAACGCGCCATTCACGATTTTTACGCCAGTTTACTTAGGAAGCGGTAATTATCCTTGGCGAAGGTTCTACGTCCGAGATGGATCCGCCGGTGGGGTGCGCTTTGGATTTGGCCCAACGAACGGTGGTCAGAATGGCCTTCTGTATATGGATGGTCAAGACCTGAAATGGCGACAACCGGACGGAACCGTTAAAACAGTAACGACAGCTTAATCATGAGAGTACCACCTGTACAACCTTAATATGGCAGAAATAATCTTTGACCTATCAGGCACCGCTGGTCTGGTGTCGCGTTTCCAAGGAGATTTGAATGATACTACGGCGAAGCCAAACCTTCGCTACCTTGGCAATGATAACCAGATCGCTGACGGCATCTTTAACCCGATGAAGCGTTACGGGTATCTGTCTCCTGCCAACAATACCTTTGCTACCGTTACAGGTTCTTTGGCGGCGCTGTTGACAGCCACGGAATATGACTCAGAAAACGATGATGCGTTCTTGGCCGAGAATGGCCCGTCGATTTTCCAATTGGATGGACTTGATGACACTTCTCTCGCTACCGCCGTAACGCTGGCAAATTCCAGTGCGGCGATTAGTGATTTGCAGGTATATGAAATCGACGGTGAACGCAAGTTGTTCTATGCCTACAGTGCCCCTGCCGCAGCTGATAACCATATCATGTTTACTTACTTCCCGTCTGGCGTTGATTCGGTTCAGATTGGAGGTCGTATCAATCCGGCAGGTTCTGCTGAACCTACGCTAAGCGCGTTTGATCGAAATTCTGGCGGCAGCTCAAACACTACTATCTCAACCCCGATCTCAGTTCCTTCCGGCAGTAATCAGGTCGGTGTTGCTATTGCCTTTACTTACAATGCGGTATCTCCAAGTTCTGCTACGTGGAACGGTTCGGCTATGACCAGTATTGGATCAGGAACTGGTTCATTTTCCGGGGGCATCAGCTTCGGCTGGGCCATGTACAGGATTGTTGCGCCGACGACGGGAACCGTTTCCGTAACCTTTGGGTCGGCTACTAGCAACCGCGTAATCCATGCCTTTGTTTTCGATGGGGCGCATCAGGTCGCGCCGGTCACGGCCTCTTCTACGAATACGAACACGGACGTTTCCAATGAGATGGGCATAACTATCAATGCCGCCTACCAGCTGCCTTTTACTTCTACCTTTTCTGAAACGGCTAATCACACCTTTGGTTCTGCCCAAGAAGAAATATCGCCAAGTTCCGAGAATAATGCCGGTACGGATTCTTCTAGCTCTTTCAGTATGGCGACGATAAGGCTCAGGGCGGGATATGCCAGCCTTCCGTTCGTTAACTCTGAAGAGAACTGGCTGACTGACCAGGCTTCAGGCAGGTTTATCCAGACCTCGGTTTCCCAGAGTCCGTTCATATGTACGGCCGACAACGGCTTTGCTTACCTGTTCAACGATAACAGCGTCCACAAGATAGACGGAACAGAAACCGGCGGAGAACAAGGCACGATAACCGAAAACGTCCTCAAGTTCCCTTCCTACTTCACTTGCGTCGATGCCGTGGATACGCGAGGCAAAATGTACATCGGCGTTCAATCGAATCCTCAATCCGGCTTCAGTGACAATCGGTCCTACTCTGAATCGACCGTTGGCGTTTACGTATGGGACCGGCAATCGACCATCGTTGGCACCCGTGACTTCATCCCACTGTACGGGGTCCGAGACATTAAGAAGCTCTATATCGCTCCTAATGGGGATGTTCGGGCTATCTGCATTGGTGACGATAGGTTCACTCAGATCAGGTCAATCTCTAGCGGATCTGGAGCCATCCTTAAGACCTTGGGATTATCAGCCTATCCCAACACCAAAGACTCGCTGAAGATCATGAACAACATGGCTGTCTGGCTTGGCGCAGATGGAGTCTTCTACGCTCATGGTGCGGTCATTTCTGGTACGCCTGAAGAGCTGTACAAGATCGGAGACATCAGCGGCCAATACAGCGGCACGCTGACATCGGGGGCTATCTTCATCGGCAATAGCGAAAGCACCCAATCCAGGCAAGGCATCATTCTTGGCCTGAGCGACGACAGTACCCAGAAAGTCCGCAGGTGGTTCCCGCATGGCGTAGGCACCATATCTTCAGTTGCTCAGACGGGCAATCAGGGTAATGTCTATAGCCAAGTAAAGTTCTTGCCGACACTCTCCACGATCAGACATATAAACTTTGTCGGGATGCCTACGGCGACGAACTCCTCAGACGTTATCGCCACGATCAAGTTCTACTTCAACCAGTCCCAGACGGCATCGTTCAGTAAGAATGTCACTAAGGCCGACATGAACAAAGGCTATCTGTCGTTCGAAATCAACAAGCCGTATGTCCATGCGGTCCAAATAGAGATCGAATATTCTACCTCCCAAACCTTGGGAACTGACGAGTTCGCTCCGGCCTACGCCGTCCTCGAATACGAGCCTACTTCGACCTTGAAATAAACTAAAATCTGTGGTATAATATAGAAACGCAATATGGCTGTCACTCTCGCAAACCTCATCACCAACCTCGATACGAACATTGGTGACTCCTCAACCGACCGCATCTCCCAAGCAGAACGATTCCAAGCTTTGACCGAAGCCGTTGTCTGGCTCAATGAAGAGCTAGGTAACGATCATAACGTAAGCACGCAAGAGATCGACTTTATTGATACCGTGAACTATTACAAGATCACGGCTCTTGTGCCTGACATCCAGGAACCTACCGAACTAAGGCGGGCCGTGGGCAAGAACTATCCCCCTTTCACCCGTAAGGACGGCAGGGAGATTGCTTCCGAGATCGCTGAAGGCTCCCAGGAACCTTCCTACGCAATCGAATACCAGGATGACGACTGGTACTTAGGGATCATCTACAACCCTCAATACCAGGCTCAGGTCATCTCTGAGTTCGATTCTTTGACCGACGGCGGCGGGACATGGCAAGCTGATACCACCAACTCTGACGCTACTAACGTCACTATTGATACGGCTGAATATACGAGCGGTAACGGTTCTCTGAACTTTGACGTAGACGTTTCTCAGTCAGGAAACAACAGGGCTACTATCTACAACGAGGATGCCAACTCGGCCGACTTGTCCGATCTCGAAGACCTGGCTAGCTGGGTATTCGAAGCCTACATTCCTAATGTTACCAACTTCAGCTCGATCACCTTCTATTGGGGAACCGATTCCTCAAACTATTGGTCCGCTACCGTTACGACGGATATAAACGGTTCGGCCTTTGCCAATGGCGACAATACCATCAAGGTCAATTGGGCTGATGCTACTCCTACCGGCACTCCTGACGCCGGCGATATCACCTACTATCGTTTCGATTTTAACTACACAGTTTCCCAGGGCGACGATACCGACTTCCGTTTGGACTATCTTCGCGTTGTCCGGCCTGAGAAGCTTACCTTCCGCTATGTCTCTTGGGTGGTTGGCAAGAACAATTCCGGCACTGACATTTACGCCTTCTCGGCTACTACTGATGTCCCGTTCTTCTCTGGTAAGTACGATCAGTACAAGTACGCGATAGCTCACAAGGCAGCTGGTTTGCTCTTCAAATCACCTCTTCGGCTCTACAACGATGCCCTGGTCCAAGAAGACGAGGCCAACAAACAGCTTGAACGAGCACGTAAGATCTTCCCTACTTCCAAGACCCCCGAAGAAAAGAACTTTAAGGTTCGAAGCATTAACTTCAACCGGCGTTATCGCTACCGCCGCTAGTTGCAAGTATGACAAATTTATGGTATAATATATAAGTCAGAATGGCTACTACTCCGAAACAGAAAACAATCACTAACCCGAACACTGGCGCACAGTCCGATAAGTTCCTAGATACTCTCCAAAGTCGTCTACTTTCCCAATCGGAAGTCATCTCCTCTCAAGACACTGAACTCGAAAGCAAAATTGGCGAGGCTATTAAGGGTGTTCAAGCTGGCCAACAAGCCAGTGCTCAGCGTATAGAATCTCAGTTTGGCCGTGAGATCGGTTATGCCCAGGAAGAAGGACAGAGGGCTATTACCGGCAACTTGGAAGGTCGTGCTGGGTTCGCTACGAACATGGGTGTCCTCCGTGAAATAGTCGGGACCGTGGACAAGAACCTCAACGACCTGGCTCAGCGCAAACAAGAACTGATCTTGGCTGGCGAAGCAGAAGCTGCTGGCAAGATCTCTGAACTCCAGCTCAAAGCTATCGAATACAAAACCCAGGCACAGCAACGTGTCTTTGAAAACCTCCTTTCCCTTTCCAGCTTGGCTGTCCAACGGGAAAACCAGCGTTTGTCTCGTGACCAATTCGGATTGGCTATGAAGACTGAGGAGCGTTTGGCTAAGGCTCAATCGTTCGAAGAAAGGAAGGCAATCTCTCAGATTGCTATGGAATTTGGTGTGCCTACTAAAGAAGGAGACACTATCGAAACTATTGTTGCTCGGGCCGCTCCTTACGCATCAGAAGAACGACAGCTCCAATTACAGAAGATCAGGGCTGAAATTGCTAACTCCAAGGCTCAGGCTGCTAAGGCATTGCAGGGAGATAAAGTTAACCGCATTGACTCTATTACGGCTGCTGCTTTGGCCTCTGCTTATCGTAACGGTGATACCGGCTTCTTGGCTGGTTTGGATGGCTCTGAAGATGCGGCTTTGGTCTATGGCGAGATCATGCGCCAGGATCAGGAAGAAGCGTCAGAGCTAAACTCTATGGCGGCTAATGCTGTTAAGTCCGGCAAGAACATCAACCAGTTCTTGTCTGAAGTTGGTAGCTCTCCTAAATCTTACTCTGAAGAAAAGGCACGAACTGCTTACGCTTCAATCTTGGCTTCTCAGCCAGCACCTAAGAAGAGCGGTGTCCCTGCTGTTAATGTGGCAAAACAACTTGGCAAGGTTGCCGAAGCACCAGGCAAGGCCGTTGCTCAATTCTTCACCGGCAATAAGCCGAAAGGCATCTTTAAATAAAACGTGGCATTTAGGCAACAAAGGACAAACCAAAACTCCAGCAGCGGATTTGGTTCATTTAGCTCATTCGGCAGCTCGACGAATGTGGATCTGACCACCTCGGCGGGGTTGTTGGAATTGGCTCGGGCAAAAGGCGGTGCTGTCAGCGAAGCCGCTGAAGAACTGGCCCACCCTACTACGGGCATCCTCTCTACCGTTAGCGACACCTTCAAGAACTCTTTCAAGAAGTTCATTGACGTTATCTCGGTTCCTAACCAGATCGTAGCCGGTGTCCTTTCTGACGATTACACGGTAGGAGAAGCTATCGACCAGAACATCTCAACCTCTGACGTGATCTTCGGCCAAGCCGATCCCAACGCTACCCGTATGCAAAAGGTCGGCGGTTTTTTGGTTCGTACCGCTACAGACATCGTGCTTGATCCCCTCACCTACGTTACCTTTGGTGCCGGTTCAGGTATTGCCGGTCTGCGGGCTACGACTAAGGTTACGCTTGGAGAGAAGGCTGCTGCTCAGCTTGGCAAGAAAGCGTCCGCAGCTGCCGCTGTCAGCGACGAGGGCCAACAGGTCTACAAATATCTCAAGGCCGTTGAAGCTCAGAAGAACGGGTTGGCCAAGGGTCTGGAATTGACGGAACGATTGAAGAACTTCAAGAACGCCAAGGCCATGCGTGGTCCTGGCGAGATTTACGATCTTGCTGATGAGGCCCTAGATGATGTGCTCAAGAAAACGATTGACGCTCCCCTTGATCCTGACTTTGCCAAGAAGGCCTTAACTAACCTATTGGAAAAGGCTCCTCATATGGCAGAAACTATTATTGATAAGGGTGGCATCAAGTTCTTCGGCAAGTCCGTCCTCTCAGGCCAGCGCATCAATGCTGCTATGGAGATGATCCCAGGCTTTACCTTTATCGACAATCTGACTGCTCCCATCCGCTCCAGCGTAACAGCTCTCTTTGATCCAGCAATGGTAAAGACCGACTCCGGCTGGGTAAGGCTGCCTGAAGAATACGTAGGCCTGGAAACTAAGGCTCGTGATCTGGCTGAGTCCCTAAAAGATGATCGGCTTCTCAAGCTTCCGGCCATCGTCAAAGCAAACAATTTAAATACAAACGAGGCCAAGTTCCTGACGGCTGCCGTGGAAGCGGGCAAGCTGCCGACTGACGAACGCCTGGCCAGGGCCTATAAGCAGCTCCAAGGTTTCAGTGAGAAGGAGTTCGAGTTCCTGAAGAAGTCAGGCATCCCTGTCGCCTTTCGTGACAATCACGTGCCGCACATGCTCGTGCCGAGCAAGATCCAGGCTATCCCTTTCACCCGTCCCCTATCTGACGCTACCGGCGCAGTAAAGCAACGTACTATCGACCAGACGATCTTTAAGTCTGATGATGCTTCGTTGGATAAGTTGGAACAGGTGGTACTTGGCGAGAAGGACCAGAAAGTAATTGATAACGTCTTCAAGGAAATGAAGAACTCCGGCATGGAGATCTTCGACGACAACATCATTACCGCCCATGTGGCGCGGTCTATGGATAACATCAAGGCAAGCACGGCTAAGCTTCTGATGCGTGAGGTGGCTTCCAAGATGGGGGCTTACGAGACTGTCGCTCCGCAGGGTTGGGTCAAGCTCAATGCCAAGAAGATCAAGGATATGGCGGATTTCGATGCTGGCATGATCCTCGGCTCCGAAGGCGAACACATCCTCTTCCATCCAGCAGTCGCTAAAAGGATCGAAGATTTCGCCGGTGCGGTCATCACTGACCCTGCTTCTAACGAGTTCTTGAAAGCTTTTGATGGCCTCCAGAACCTGTGGAAAGCTTCGGTTACGGCGATCTTCCCAGCCTTCCACGGCCGCAATGCTATTTCGAACGTCTTCCTGCACATGATGGACCTGGGCGTTCACTCTCTCAATCCTGCTATTCACAGCCAGGCTGCCCAATTGGTTTACTTGGACCGCAAGTTCGCCAAGCTTCAGGCTGAGGCAATGGCATTTAATCCTGCTTCAATATCCAAAAAAGCAACAGTATTACCAAGCAATACTGTTGAAGACATGGCAGATTTTGTAGTTGGTACAAAGAAAGATATAGATTCCCTATACAGTAAGGAATCACAACTTAATCAACGAATAGATTTGGGTCGAGCACGTGAACCGTTTGTGCCAGCAGCGGAAAGACAGGGTGTGGATATTCCTCGTGGTGCAGACGAACTCATTGCCAAACTTCGAGCTGATACAGGATTTGGTATGTCAGCTGAAAGGCAACTTGCAAGAGAGGGAGATACGCTTCCGTATTCTAAGGCTAAGCAGTTAGTTGATAAAACTGCATTAGCTATTCCTCGTGAACAGATTGATGCTATTCAAAGATTTGTCGATGACATAGGAGAACATATGTTTGATGATGTAGGTCTTCAGATATTTAAGAACGGAGGCCAACAAGGGCAGTATGAATTTGGTAGAAGTGTTGTATCAATATTTAAAAAGAGCATCACTGAAAACGGTGGCAAGTTTGATCGTACTGTTATCCATGAGTTATGGCACTCATTATCACGCTTCCTACCAGAAGATCAAATCGCAGGGGTTAAAAAGACCTTCGAGCGTGATAAAAAAACTTACATTAAGTCCCACCCAGAATGGGAAAAACTACTGGATAATGCTGGTGGCATGACCACGGTAGAAAGAGATGCTTTCATTAAGGAGTTCCCCAAAGCTGAACCATTTCTCAAGAAGGAACTGGACTCTGATTATTGGAAGACTATGTATAGTAATGAGACTTACCGACTCAAGAATATTGATGAATGGTTTGCTGAAAATCTTACTGATAAGACCTTTGACCGATTTAAGGCGATGGACTCTGCTACACGTTCGGTTTTTGGACACATGAAGAATCTAGTTAAAAGTTTTATCTCCGGTATTCAGAGAGCTTTTGGTCGAGATAAAGCTGGTAAAATAATGGATGATTTCTTGAGTAGAAAAAATGACGAACTGATTCGTGACGGCAACTTAGGAATGTCTGATAGTATGCTCTTTAAAGAGGGGCTTGTTAATGGATCACAAACAAAAGTGACCAACAAAGCTCAGGATGAACTTTACGAATTGATGACCAAGAAATTATTCACTGATGCCACTGGCCATGAATGGAGCTTTGGCGAATTGCGTGAAGCCATTAAAACCAATGGCGTAGCTTTCGGTGGCAAGTTCTCTGGGGCAATGGACGTTACTCCTATTGGCGGCTCTGATCTTTTCCCTGGCATGAAGAATATGACGGTCAAGAAGGGTGCAAAGAAGGCTATTAAAGCTCCTGTTGACGCTGGTTTCGCTGTCGGTAAGTTAGTTGAAGAACAGGCTCGTTTGGTGGACTTCATTGCCAACCTTAAGAACACTGGCGATGTAACGTTGGCCGCTCAGCGGACTAAGATGTTCTTGTTCGACTACCAAAACCTCACAAACTTCGAGCGTACTTTCTTGCGCCGAATGATTCCTTTCTATACATTCACCCGCAAGAACCTGGAGCTTCAGGCTCGGTCTCTCGTAACTACCCCTGGCCGTGTTGCGGCTCAGGCTAAGACTATTCAAACATTGGGTGACGTTCTTTCGGGCGGTGAACTGACCGAAGAAGAAAAAGCCGCTCTCCCTGACTGGGTGACGCAAGGCGTAGGCATCTTGTCCAAGAAGAAAGGCAGCACCGTTGAGATCCTGACAGGTCTTGGCACGCCGCTTGAACAACCCTTTGTCGCTTTCCAGCCTAATGTCTTCCTGGGTTCGATCTCCCCGCTGGTCAGAACTCCTGTCGAACAGATGTCTGGCTACTCGTTCTTCCAAGGCAAGATGTTGTCGGACGTTACCAATGCGGCAGCATTTAAATCAGCTCCTCCTGTCATTAAAGACTTGATCGGCTTCACTGAGATCAAAGGCAAACGATCAGACGGCTCTGATTTTACCTGGTATGTCTCGCTGCGCCCTGAGCGAATGAACCTCATACTTAACTTCCCATACGCCCGCATCCTCTCTTCGGTCAAACAGATGCAGACCGTAGACGTGTCTGAACAGAACAAGATCATGCAACAGCTGATCGGCGTTCGCCCTTACGCTTTCGATGTTGAACAGGAAGCGGCTAAGCGCGAAAAGGAAACCCGCGACAAGCTGGAAAAGCTCCTCGACAAAGCAAACGTGGTTGCCACCTATAAGCGAGCCTTCATTCCCAAAGACGACAAACAGAAGGATTTCAAAGGTTTCTAACAGCAAAAGACCCAAGGATCAACCTGGGTCTTTTCTCTTCGTCCTGGGGCATTTTAGGGAAAATTAACCCTAGAATACCCTTATATTACAACGTCACCAACCAGTCCAATAATTCCACCCGCGAACTGCCAGCATAGTCATCCTTCTCGACGAAATGGGGTAAGTTCCGTTCTATCAATGAAGGCGTATATTTCTTTCCCTTGATCGCTCGGGCGAAACAGACTAATGAGCTGGTGGTAGGACTATCCTTAATAAGTCGGGCAAAGTCCTGTTCGATGGTGTTTTTCATATTATTGGCGTGGTGCTATTGCTTTAATGTCTTCCTCTCTAACCAGGAGATAGTCTTCACCATCACGTCGTATCTGCTCTGAACTGTATTTACTGAACAGAATCCTATCTCCTGCTTGCAGCTTGGTCGGGATCAGTGTGCCGTTTTCTGAAATTCTCCCTTCGCCAACCGCGATGACGATTCCCTCTTCAGGCTTGTCATCGTACTGGTCCGGCTTTACCAATCCCATCGTTGACTCCATAGCCAACGGTTTGACCAAAGCATGGTCGCGGAGAAAGGTATAGTCTGCCAATTTAGGCTGCTGTTTCTCCATCTTCTTTCTTGTCTTCAGCTGGCTTCCTTGCGTCCACCAGGATTACGTTTGAGTTGATCTGGGTGCGGCCGTAGATCAATACTGCCTGGAGTCCTAGTTCGAACTCGTTCAATACCTCTTCGATCTTGACTGCCGCCTTTTCCTTGCGCTCGTTCAATTCAGCAGCGATTGCCGCCTGATCTGTCGTTGGGTTACTTTCCATCTTTTTCTTCTATATCGTTGATAACTATATAATCGCTACTGATGAACACGTTGGCGATAGACACTGAGTTTCGGATCGCCATTTCCGTAACCTTGAACGGGTCGATGATACCGGCTTGCAGCAGGTCTTCGAATTGTCCGCTCATGGCGTTGAAGCCGTAGGTGTTCATGTCAGGGTCAAACGTCAGGATGTTCTCAATGACGTTATCGCCGTACAGGCCGCAGTTCTCCGCTATCTGACGGATGTTCGCTTCTGCCACCCGCTTGAAGGTCTTGTGGAGTTCTGGGTGAACTCCGGTCTGCATGAATGACCAGAATACGCTGAGGCCACCTCCCACAAGGTAGCCGTCACGCATGGCTGCACGGGCGGCATTAACTGCGTCCTCGTACCTGAAGATCTTCTCCCGTATTTCGAGAGGGTTATTGCCGGCAACCTTGATCGTCACCATGCCGTTGGTCAGTGATGATACCCGCTTCTTGAGCTTCATGTGCTTCGGGTCTTCTTGGTTGCCGATCTTGTCCATCTCCTTACGCAACGTTTCAACCCGATCTTCAATCGCTTTTGTGTCTTCGGTCTTACGGATGATGACTGTCTTGCCGGTGTCGGAAAACACGCGGTTGGCAATAACAAAGTCTTCGATAGTAAGCTTGTCTACGATGCTGCCGTTCTTTTCGGCTATGACCTTGCCACCCAAGTAGGTAGCCAGGTCTTCTAACGTGTCTGTCCCTTCCTTTGCCTGTACGTCCTTAACCAGCAATACCTGGATCTGTCCCTGCTGGTGGTTGGCTACGAAGAACGGTAGTGCCTCCCCAATGAAGTCCTGGGCCACGATCACGACCTGCTTGTACCCATTCATGAGGCAGGTCTTCAGGATCGTTTCGGCTTCCTGGGCGTAGTAGAGGCGTTTGTCGGTGATAAGAACCGGAACATCGTTGTACGATGCCATCATAGCTTGCGGATTGTTCCGCAGCTCGGGAGTCAACATGCCAGCTTCAATGATGAAGCCGGTATCTTCGATGATCTCTGTCTCCTTGCCGAAGCTAGGCTCAATGATGACATGGCCATCCTGGCCCGCGACTTTGACTACGCGAACGATGTCTTTAGCAATCTCATCGTCGTTGTTGGCAGAGATCTTGGAAACAAAGAATAGGTCGTCGTCTGACTCTATCTTCCTGATCTGTCCTTTCAGATTTTCTATCATCTGGTCAGCGAAGATCTCGTATTCTCGTTTTAGGTCCATCCTGTTCCAGCCCTCATTCTCGATCAATCGGATACCTTCCTTAATCAAGATGCTGGATAGGAGGATTGTTGTGCTGGTTCCATCACCGGCTTCGGTATTGGTCCGAAGGGCTGAGTGCTTAATGATCTCGACGACAGCGTTTTCAACCGGATCTTTCAGCCGTATGTTCTTTGCTATCGTTACGCCGTCGTTTGTTACAAACTGATCGCCACGATCATCCTCGTATATGACGTTGCCGCCTTTCGGGGACATCGTTTGACGTATCGGGTCAGCTAGAGTGTCTACTGCTTTTACTACTTTGTCTTTAACTTCTGAGAATCGGAATACTTTCTTGTTCATTCTTGCAATTACGGTAATTCTGTGGTATAATATCTACACTGACCTGCTATAATTATACCACATTTTTGCAATACACTCAAGCAAGTTATCCCCAATATGGCAGATAGATACGCAACTACGGAGCAGGTGGAAAGTTTAACGAAAGAAATTCAAGAACTTAAGGAAATCTTGAAGCCTATGGCTGAAACGTATGTTGCGGTCACGAAATTGGGCAAGTGGGCGGGTCAAGGGTTGGTTATCATATCAATAACCATCGGTATCATCTTATCTCTCGGTCCTGTTGGTCGTACTATCGGCCAGCTGGTACGGAAGCTTTTAAACTAATATGACAGACTTCATCCCCGCCTTCGGGGCTTTTCCATCTCCAACGGACTATCGAGACATCCCGCTTGCTGCGGTTGTCGGTGAGTTCAAATCTTACCCAGATGAATACTTTGTGCCTATTGATGACCTGCCTGTTGAGCACCAGCGCAAACTTGGAGCATGTGTAGGACACGGCCACACCAAATACAAACAATACTTGGATTTCGTTGATACGGGTTTCATCATCCCTGAATCCCCTCGTTTCGTTTACGCTATCGCCAAGGCTAAGGATGGCTATGCGGGTGAAGGCACCTACCCTCGCCTTGCCGCCAAGATTGTCCAAGACTATGGCATTGCAACCACGAAAACGGTTCCCAATGACACCACTCTTTCTCATGAGGAGTACGTTTATTCCCGCAATATAGACAATATTCCCCAGGCAGCCTTCGCTGAAGCGGCTGAAAACAAGATCAAGGGATACGCTTTTATCACCATCTCTAAAGACGGCCTTAAGCAAGCCATCGTTGAATCCAATGGCGCATCTATCCTGATGCGTATTGGTAGCGAATGGTGGACGGATGCCAAGGGCAATAGCACTTGGGACAAGAAGAAGATCGTCCCGCTCCGCAAGCCTGGCTCAGTTGTCTCTGGCCACCAGTTATATCTCTATGGCTATGAAGACGTGGGCGATGACACTAAGTTTTACATATTAAACTCCTGGTCGAAGGACTGGGCTGATGACGGGACCAACTGGTTCTGGTGGTCTGAATGGAAGAATAATATCAGCGAAGGCCTGACGTTCGTTGATGTTCCAAACAAGATCATACAGGAAGCCAAGAAGCTTCCAAAGCAATTTAGCTACAAGTTCACTAAGACTATCAAGCACGGCGAGCGGAGCAAGGACGTTGAAGCCTTGCAGCTGGCCCTGAAGGCTGATGGTTGCTACACCTATGTCGTTACTGGCTACTACGGCAACGTCACACGGGAGGCTGTTGTGAAATTCCAACTCAAGCACAAGGTTGCATCAGTAGCAGAGATTCAATCGCTTGCTGGTCTTCAGGTCGGTCCTAAGACCATCGCCAAATTGAACCAATTGTTCAATAAATAGTATTGCGTAATGCAATAAAATGTGGTATAATATAAACATACCGCATGAAAGAGAAGAACGACGACTTCCTGATTGTCCGTATTCCGAAACGACTGAAACAGTTGATTAAGAAAGATTCCGAGAGCAAGGCCGTCCGGCCATCGAAGATCATACGCGACATTTTGGAGAAGCACTACCGCGACTAATGCTCCAAATTGTTCTGAAGGGTAGAATCCCTTCCAAGAAGAATTCAAAGATGATGGTCTGCCGAGGCAGTAGACCAATGCTTTTGCCGTCTGCCAACTATACGGCCTGGCAGAAAGAACAAAGCCTCTGTCTCAAGGGACTCAAGCCCGTAGTGGGTATTGAATCTATTTCCATAGTCTTCTACGCCCCTGACAAGCGTCCTACTGACCTAACGAACAAAGCAGAATCCATCATGGACCTGCTTGTAGATAACGGCATTATAGAGGATGACAACTGGTTCGTGGTCCCAAGCGTAACCCTTTCTTTTGGTGGCGTAGACAAAGACGACCCGAGGGCCGTCATCACTATCTCCTAGTCTACTATCAGGCAGATCTGGTAGTTCTTGTAGAATAGGCCAGGTTCAATCGTTTCTGCTGGATTGATCTTCAGTCCGGCCTTTTTTATTAGCTTGCAATCGTGGACGTAATCCTCCTCCCCTTCTCCCCTGACGTAAGGCTCGTCGAACGCTACGATGACTTGGCCCTTGATCTTGAGGCTATTCAGCTTCTTAGTGATCTTGGCTGCTTTCTGTTCCCAGGTTTGTACGCTCATCTTGCTTGGCTTTAGTTATTAAAACTCACCGTATGCTTATCTCTGTCCTTTCGGCTTTGCTCTTGCTCCACTTGCCGCAATCCATGCACTGATACCGCTGGTACGTCGTGAGGGCATTGGCACCCTTCCCTCGCTTCTGGATATGTTGGCCGCCGCAGTTGGGGCAAGCTGCCGTTTTTTCGTCAAAAATGTTTACGTTCGGATGGTTGCTGATCCAAGGAAGAAGCTTGAGATAGATCTCCTCAAGAAGAACGATGTCCTGCTTGTTGTATTTGACCATCTTCTTCCAGGCTTCCATGTTGCCTTCCATGCAGCCTTTCCAAAGGGAGAATCCCCCCGTCTGAGCCTTGCGGCCGAGTCCTAGATAGTTTCCTAGGTCATCCAGCTTATTGCTGTTGAACATGAAATACCGCTTGGCTACCTTCTTAGTGTCCACGGTCTTGTAAGGAGATGGCGGCGTAAGCCCGTTAGCGATAAAGAAGGCGTTGGCCTTTCGCATATCAAATTGATCCCCGTTGTGGGCGATCACTACGTCTGCCTCATTAAAAAGCTCCCATAGTTTCTTGACCAAAGCCTTGTCGTTCTCAGGTTCCTTTTTGTATAGAGGGAAATCAGGCAGGGAGTAAGCCTTTACCGTCTTCTCTCCCAACCATTTGTAGGCAAAGGAAAGCATGTGTCCTTCCCGTTCGTATTCGATTACGTCCTGTTCGTATTTTCCCCAGATATAGCCTAAGTTCGGGCTAGTCTCAATGTCGTATAGCAGTATTTTCATTTAAATGTTCAGCGTGTCGGCTAGATTCCTTTGATTACAACTTTGTCTTCCAGGGTGACTGGAAGCTTTTTCTTTATTTCGTAAACGGTAAGAATGGAATCTGTTTCAATCTCGCCGTCGTCGTGCAAGACTTTTATGCGCTTTTTTATTTCGTTGATAGTTTCAAATTCTTCGGTAGTGTCCTCGCAGCAGCCACCACGATAAGCCAGGACAAACTTTGCAGTCTTGGATTTCCCTTGTTTTGGACCACTACGCAGCTCCCAGTCTTTTTGAAATTCCCAGCCAAAGTTTTTAAGTACAAAGCCCTCCTCCGCATAAACGAACCCCTTTAGATCGTATTCCTTCACGCCTGGGACCGATACAACAACATCAATAGCATCGCCAAATTTTCTTCTAACCTTATCTCCTGGTTTGAATTTATCCATGTATTAAACTTAAGTTTGAGTTCAGAAAGGTGAGAGTGAGTCCTACGTGGCTTGCGAGTCGTGACACCTACTCTGAAGGTGAAGATCGTTGACCGGCTCAACGCGGCACACCATAGTCCAACACCAATACAGGCTATCGTCACGTTCTATGGTCGTTAATTTATTCACCACCTCCCACCTCTCTAAACTCAAAGATCTAATACATATATTATACCACATTTTGTATCACAAAACAATGTTGTAATTGGGGAAAAGTAAAGGAAAAAGCCCCCATTTCTGAGGGCTTCCGATGCGGTCAGTGACCGCGTCTAAAGGAGACAAGGAACTTCTTCCAGATAAGCTCGTAAGCCTCGGCCGGAAGACGTTTCGTACCGAGCATTTCTTCTGCTTTGTCATGACATTCACGACAGAGTTTTTCCCTTCTGCGTCGAAGGGCTTCATGTCCCCGAAAAAATTGTTTCGGGTAAATGTGATGTACGGTCATGTACCGAAATCTGCCACAAGCCTGGCACTTGGCCCACTCACGGGACTCGCAAGGACTCGGGCTGCGGGTCGGCTGGACTTGCATCGCTTGCATAATCCTTCCTCCAAATTGACATAGTCTTTGAAGAACCTTCTATCGCATCCAGAACAGTAGATGCTATGATCTTCAACCCACTGGTCACACCGGAATCTAACCATAGCGTCCACTCCTTAAATAGTTGCAGTAGCTGCAAATATGAAACTTAATCAGTCCCCAAAGGAAACTGTAGCTGGTGTATCCGTGTTGCGGGTGATGGCGGCAAAACAGGCATTTGCCCGAAGCCGAAAAATTCATGTGAACTCCCCTCCAATTCTCTGGTTTTGCACTTCTTGCAGAACTTAGGTAGCAGGGCTACATCATCGAAGTTTCCAAGTACGGTATCGCACGAAGAACACTTAATTTGCACGGTATTTTCTCCTTTTCAAAGATCAGGTAAAGACCTGTTCCCGACAGACGACTAGCCTTCAATCGTGTATCGGCACAAGGCCTATTTGCCCCAGCATGGCTTGCTCCAGTTCCAAGGGCGTGACCCTTGTTTCTTGTAGAGCTGCATGGCGTATGCAATGTTCCCCTCCTGGGTATGAATGTCGTACCCAAGCTTCTTACTATCTGCTAAGTGATAGTATTCGTTGATTTGAAATACCCCTACGTCCTGCGGGTTAGCCTTCCCACGAAGCACAGAACCGTCTTCGTCGAACTGCCTATGGGTGCTTTCGCAATATGCAATCTTCATTGGCAACTGCGGATCGACACCTTCCTTTCGGGCGTATTCCACTATTTGGTTTTCTACTGTTTGCGGTGGCTCGATAGGCTCATCCTTAATGGCTACGGGTGCAGCGGTAGGGGTAGTAGTCCCAACGAGCAAGGCAAGCAGCAATGCGCGTAACATATACGGCCGAAACTCTCGGCCAGGAGGCTACTTCGAAGCGGCCGCAACTTCTACCGGCTGATTCTTTTGCCCAAAGTAGAAACTGAAGACACCAGTCAAAGCGAGCATGAAGTCCTTGGCTTCCAGTTTCATTGTCAGGAAGCCGATGCAAGCCGTGAGGGCGAACACCAGGAGGACTATCTTGGACGCTGATTTAAAAACATCCATAATCATTAACATATTATACCACATTTTAGACACAATTTCAATCCAAACAGAGGCCATCACAATGCTTATTGACACTCGTCAATAGTTCACCGCCTCGCCCTCAATCCCAGTAGAGTTGGGATTAAGAGCAACCATGTTGACTCCAATCTTTTAAGACTGAAGGCGAGAGGGTGAACCCTCTCAGTACCCTATTTAGTTTTCTTAGAACTCTTCTTAGCTGCCTTTTTGGTAGCTTTCTTCTCAACTACAACCGGCTCAGGAGTGATTTCTTCCTCTACAACCTCAACCTCTTGCTTGGAGGCATAAGCCACGTAGGAAATAAAACCAATAATGAGAACAAAAAGAATAAATGCGATCATTTCTTTTTCCAATTAGTGTAACCTTCGGTCACTTTGTTAATATATTTCAACTCCTCTAACGAATACCCCAGTTCTGTACCCTGTAGCTTTACGATCAGGTCTTTCCAAGGACTGTAGAGCACCTGCCAGTCGCCTATTACGGCTTTGCCTGTGCGGGCCTTGGAGATCTTATCGGCTGATAGGTTTGCCCAATCTATGCTTTCAAGAGGATACTTGTAGCGATACTCGAAGATGTCCGGCTTTTCGTTGTTATCAACCATAGCCTTGATCTTCGCCCACCTCTTGTATTCATTGGCAATGTTCACGCAGGTCATTCCGCACTGATAGTCCCCCGTGTCGGAAACCCTCTTGTTGTCGAACCAGAACCTGCTTAGCCCATCAACGCTTGATACGAACAGATGCCCCGTATCCTTCCCAAGAAAGTCCTGGTAGATGGAGAGCTGGCCAATGTAGCTTTCGCGTGGCTCCCCTGTTTCATACTTGCGTATGTCCCAAGCGTTCTTGTTATTGATGGATTTGATCTCTATTGGCTGGCCATTGTCCATTCTGATGGCATCCATGTAGCCGTGAATGACAACGCCCTCTCTTTCCATTTCAACCCGTCCGTCAAAGTCTTGGTCGTAGTATGGATCTACGATCCTACTGTCTTTCAGTATTTGCAGCATGGCATCTTCTACCCCGTTTCCTGCCCCCATTCGTAGTGTTTCGTACCATACGGGAGGGTTTGTGATTGGCACGCCCTTGAGGCCTAAATAGAGGTCCAGGGACATCTTGCCGTAATCACTTGGATAGAAAGCCTTTTTTCCTGAATTTCGCGGATTGATTATTAGTCTATCTAGCACTAGAACTCAGGCGGTACGTCCAGATCCTCGCTCTCCGGTCCAGCTGCTGCCGCTGAAGGCTTGGATGCGCCCTTATCTACCATTTCCAGGACTACGACGGCCAACTCGGCTACCGTAGGCTCGCGGAAGTTCATAAACGTCCCGCTCTTTTCAACCGTTGCCACGATTGTCTGACCTTCTTCAAGCTTCTCATAAGGCCTGGTCTTGAATGTGGAGAGCCAATTGTCTCCGTATTCTGCGGTCTTGATTGAGAGCTTAGGGATCTCCTTTTCTTCAGGAGTACCTTTTTTAATGAGCTGATTGCTACGATATACTTTCGTAACGTGTAATTTTTCCATTTATCTATTCTTGAACTTATTCATCTTTCTTTCGTACTCAGCTATCTTCGCGCCGAATGGACTGCTGTAATATACGTTAAACGCATATTCCATTATCGAAAACTGTCGCATCATATCCACCAGTTTGGGGGTGGAATAAAAATCTACTACCTCCAAGTTGGATTCCGTCATGGATGGATGTTCTAATTCTTTAGCCAACCTTGTTTCTTCGCAGCGGTCGCAACGGCAACCCTCGATATAATTACTTACTGTTTCCTCGGACATCGACGTTGAAGTTTAACTTCTGCAAATCGACGTTAGGCAATGCACCAATGATACCCTTCTGCAATTCTGCAAACATCTTCAAGTTCTCCTTGAGGGTAGCAATAACCGTGTCCTTAGACTTCGATTCAGCTTCAAACTTAGCAGCCTTTACTTCAGCAGCTTCGCGGCGAGCTTCAGACTCTGCAACCTCGTCACGAACAATTTCGTCGATGGTTGATTCAGCTTCCTCGATGCGGCGGTTAGCATCTGCTTTAATGCTTTCTACCAACTCGGTAGACTTAACCCGAATGTCCAAAATCTTTTTCTCCAAATCAGCCTTTGCAGCTGCCAATTCAAGCTCGTGCTTGATGGTCAGCTCGGTGGCCTGACGCTGTAATTCAACCTCGTCGATCCGGCTGTAGATCTGGTCGATCTTTTCATCAGCGATCTGGTTAGCCTCTTCTTCGCGGATGCGCTGCCTCAATGAGCGAGCGTAAGTCTCCAGATTCTTGACCTGGTTTTCCAAACGCTTGATCTTCTCGTCCTTAGTGATCCGTTCGTCGGTGTAATCACTGTTCCCAAACAAATTCCCCAAAAATCCCATGTCTTTTTTGTTAACTCTTAACCCTTTCTAATGCACATATTATACCACAAATTGTAACACAAATCAAAACGTAATTGGGGATAAAAACTAGATGTAATCGGCCAAGAAATCAAGAGCTTCCGCGAATCCCCTGTTAAACCCCAAAGCGAAATCTAAAGCGTTGTTTCCGTGCGCTCCGCAACCGTAACAGTGGTAGGAATTATCAGGGTAAAGGTAAAAAGAGGGCGTTCTTTCATTGTGAAATGGGCATCTGAGGGGTATCTTCCTGCCTTGATTGGATACGGAAAGGATGCGATGGATACTTACCTCGCGGATCAACTGCAACTCGTCATCTGTTAGTTTCATCCCCATACGCCGAAGTCGTTAACCTGGCCTTTTATCCTGCCGGTAGAGGTATCAAATTCAAACACTTTTTCTCCCATTTCTCCTTTGTTTTTAACCACATCTACTAATACTTGTCCAGGGCTAGGTTCGCTTAACATGACAACTACGCGAGCGTCCTGATAAATGGAAGAACTGCCCTTAAGATCTTCCTTGTGGGGGCGGCGGTTCTTTTCCAGTGCTTTGCCAGCTTCCGGCTTCTTGATATGGTGGACGACCAGGAAAAGAATCTTATGCTCTTGAGCAAGAGCTGTAATCTCCATCATGGTCTTGGCCTGTTCTTCCGCTTTGTTGTCCCCTGCTTTGCGGACCATGTAATCTAAGTGGTCAACGATGACAACCTTAACGCCGAAGATGCGCTTGGCCCTGGCGATAGTATCCGCAAATTCCTTCGTGCTAGGAACAGAGAAATAGAGGGGCAGGTCAAGGGAATCTTCCTTGATCTTTTCCCATTGCTGGTCGTCAACTTCCGTCAGGCCTTGCTTGCTCTTCTCATGGCGTACTTGCAAATACCTCTTGCCTACGGCCCGAACGCCGTCTTCATAAGGCATGACCAGCGTAGGGATTCCACGATTAGCCAGTTCGTTGGCGATATTGAGAGAGTAGGTCGTCTTTCCTATGTTTGAATCGCCTGAAATGATCGTTACCCAATCCGGCTCGAACTCAACCAGCGGAACCAGGTTGATCTTCATGGTATCAGTCCGCTTAGTGCGGATGTCGTCGATAATGTCAGCTAGACCCTGGTAGGTATAGCGGTAGAAGGGCCTAGAATCCTTTAGGATCGCCTGGAAATCGTCCTTAGTCTTCTGCAAGAAGAACTCGTTAGCGTCCTTGATGCCTTCAGGATAGCTAACCTCCATGCACTTCTCGACACCAATACGCTCAGACATATTGATAGCAGCTGTCTTGCCTGGGGTGTCATTATCGTAGGCTATGTAAACCCGTGGGATGGAGTCTATGAGGTCAAGCCACATGGCGTAGCTGTCTTTGCCCGATGCTGGCGAGATTATGCTTTTGAAACCGGCTTGCCAGGCAGCCATCAGGTCAAATTCCCCTTCAACTATGAGGAGATTGCCCTTCTTCTGTGCTCGTTCTATGCCCTCGTCGTTATAGACCCACACCTCGCAGCCTTTCTCTTGTGTGTACTTAGGCTTATTGCCTGGATCAAGCAAGCGGTAGCGGATGTTTATTAAGTCACCTTTCTTGAAGACGGGAATAGCGATAGCGTCCCTTTCAGGATCATACCCAAGCTTGAAATGGCTGATGGTTTCTCTTGCTAAGCCTCGCTTTCGGAGATAGTCTAAAGCAGGTTCGTGAGATTCAAGATTTTTACGATAGTTCTCTAATTTGTCAATAGGAGGTTTGACGTAAGAAGCCGCAGCTACCTGACGAAATGATTGTAGTTTTTCGGCAATCGTCATAGCCTACTCTTCTTTTACGGTTTGGATCAAATCAAACAGAGCTTGGAAGTTTTCCAGGCAGGGATTCTGAACCGTTTCTTCGAGCAGGGATACGATCTTGTCAGCCAATTCCTTTTTCGGTATATATTCCTTGTAATTATCAGTATTTTCAGCACACAGGGCGATGTGGCCCTTGTACTCGGCAAAGATCATGCACGGGAAATCAATGTATTTCCAGTACCAGCCGACATACGGAATGGAATGGCGAGTGCCTTCTAATCCTTTAACGGGGTAGGTTTCGTGTTCGTTGCAGAGGTGTCGGATCTTTTCGTTCAGAGTTCGGTTGTCATGGTGCTTCAGCATAAGAAATCAGTTATGTATTGCATATATTATACCACATTTATGGTCTATTTTCCAGTTGATAACTCTCGCATGTGAGTCTCCACCCATTCCAGAACCTCCTCGTTATTATCAAAGTCTATCCCCGACACTTCCTGGAAGTAAAAAATGTAATTATTAGCCCGGGCAGCGATCCATTCAAGCGGAAACATGCTCTCTCTTAGGTTCTTGTGAGCGAACGTGTCCGTGCCGGACGATCCATGCCAGTTGAAATGAACGATCATGAGAGCCGCTATCTGAGGCTCGGAATAGTATTTGGTGAGAGCCTTGAGCTTGCCTCCCATCGCCCTCCAGTTGGTAACTCGATACTTATAACCAAACTTCTCCAGCCACAATGCACCGTAAATCGCCATTAGGCGCACTGTGATGTTGTTGCCGTAGGTTGTCGATAAGGTGATTGCGGTTTCCATAATTTACCAGGGTAGTTTTATATTAAAGTGTTTAGCCAAGATTCTTTTGAGTATTCTCATCGTCTTTCTTGCTTCTGGGTCAGAAAACTGTTGAATCTCTATCTCCATCCTCCTCATCACCTCCTCCCGTACTCGGCGGCGTTCATCTTCGATGAAGGCTTCAACCTCGAAAGGATCAGTATCTCGCTTAAATTCGTCTACATTGAAGCGATAATAATTTTCCTCATCAACGTCGGCCCATTGGACAACAAACTTCTCTCGGAACCTCTCCCGCCAGGTGTTATCTTGTGACATGGGGGTTAGTCTTCTATACCGGTTACTAAGTACACCTTATCGGCCTCTTCGCGGACATCGACAAAGTGGACAGTTTTATAGTTACTGTAATTTTCCGTATCAATTTCATTGTTATCTGTCTTAAAACTTGAGTTTCCGTGTTCAGCCAAGTAAACAGGAGTATTCTTGCCCATGGTGAAGTCGCCGCCCTTGTAACCAACAAAGGTCTTTCCGATAGCTTCTTTCAAGACCTCAACCCAATCAGCAACAGTTGGATTTTCTTTGCCAATCTCTTTCATCTTGAAACTTTTATAATCGCCATCTTTACTCATCCATTCGACCTCATCTGTGTTGTAGCTACCAAGACTTTCGGTTTGAATAGCAAGTTCGTCATATCGCCCTCTCCAGCTATCAATACCCATCGGCCTTTTATCGAGAATGTCTATAAAGAGAGACTTTGTTTTATCTGTAACTGCTTCTAGCTTTAAAATCATTTCGCCCAAGAGAAGCTGAGGAGAGTTTTTTAATTCTTCAGCCCTACTTGCGGCCATAGCGTTGTTTATTATTGTTTGAAAATCCATATTTATTTAGTTATCCTTCTTCTCCCCTCCTGGGGTGGCTAAAATTTACAAAGATGCCCGTAAAATAATTTGTGGCGATTAGCGTGTTTCTTTACGGGCAGTTCCTTAAAGAGTCGGCAAACGTAAACGGGGTTATATCCATAGCGCAATCCAATGGTGTAAATATCATCCCCTTTCAGGCGGTCTTGTTTCATCTTTTCGCGCAATTCTGCCTTTGCTGCCGATCTTCGCTTACCCTGTCGGTACTCACGCATGTACTGTCGGATGTACTCGGTCTTATTCATCTCCCTTCTCCTTATCCCCCTCTGGGCTGAGGAGGTTGCTGATAAAGGCTAGGGTTTCTGGGGATTGGGCGGTGAGGTCGTCGTTGCGGAGGTTCCAGCGAATATCTTTAGAATCAACAGTCTTACCTCCTGTTACTAAATCGTATATTTCTACAAACTCTCCTTCGGTAGTTACGACCAAATGAGCATGGAATCCTATCGCTAACAACACGTCGCTAAGCCTGATGGGGCGGCCGAGGATTTTAGTAATATTGCTTCGTGCAATAATGCACTGTTGACCCAATGGCCCCAACGCACGAACCCAGGTGTGTTTCGTCTTCCAATTCTCAAACGTTGCGCCGTATTCTTCCTCGCTTTCCTCATCGTGTTCTTTCCACAAAAAGCGGCATCCAAACTCCAGCTTCAAGATGTCTTCGTTAGCCGCTATACAGGCTTCCCTGATGATGTCTAAGTGGTTAGGCATGGTTGGTGGGGTTATCCTCTACATCTGGGATAGCAATCTCAAATATCTCTTCTACTTCGACAATGTTTCCGAACGATTTGCAGTGCAGCGGCAGAAGATCCATGATCTTTTGTTTGTTGTCAGGTTCCAGGTAATAGCTGTCAGGAAAAGTGTCATGCGGCGCTTCCAAGGCGACTTTTATTAGGTATTCTCCGTTGCTAAGGGAAACCAATAGTTTTGTTCTGCTGTCCATAATTATTTCTGCTCATCCTCTAGTAAGGCGAGACCGTCGGAGAGGGCTTTTTGCGGGCAATCGTGGTTACATTCCTTTAGTGGGGAATCAGCACAAGCGTCTGTATGTTCCCCCATCATCCCCTCCAACTTCTCCTTCAGCTCCGCATCTTTGGCGGCGAGGAGGGAGCGGATGAACTCTTTTATTTTTGGAACTAAGCCCCAAACCATGTCTTTTTGTACGGGATTAAGGGTGTCCCAAACCATCATGTTTTCAATTGGCAGGGCATCCAACTCCTTCTCCCAATTCTCGGTGGTGGTGGACATGGGTTGGCAATCAACATTCTTAGGCATGGTAGTTTGGGTTGGGAAAACTTACAGACACTTCAACAACCTTGTAAATAGTTCGATACTGACTTTTGATGCCTTCAGCTTTTTGCAATTGGTCATTGTACTTGATTGCGGCTTTTGCTTTTTCTTCTTTGTCAAAAACAGCTATCGCCCCAGTAAGAGGAAACATGGGTTTCCACCCCAATAGATCGTTACTGTCCTTAACCATGATGGCATAGCATTTTTTGGCTATTATCTTTTTTGGCTTTGCTTTTCTCATATCTCTTTATTTGTTAGGGGTGGATAATTCCTCGACATTCATTGTCGGCTGGCAACCGTAGGTAGAAGCCTCCTCGCTTAACCCGACGAGCTTTTCAACTAAGGCTAATTCCTCAGATGTTAGATCAATGGTTATCCAGGTCGAGTCATCACAACCGTTAAGCCCAATTTTATAGGTCTTTTTAGTCATGTTGGTCCAATAGTTCTTGGTGGTTGTTAATTTCTATACCCAACCAGAAGGCCAAAAGCTCAACAGATACCAATTTGTTAGGGTCTGTTATGCGGTCCTCGTTTAGCCACTGGCGCATCATTCCAAGCTTTTCAATGATCCTGCCCCTCTCTATCTCCTCGCCTCTTTTGCAGCCCTGAAGGTATATGTCTTGAACTTCTTCTTGGATGCTCATATTAGTTGGCTTTAGTGGTTCCTAAGAATTTATCTATTTCTATCTCAAGTGGCTTTCCAGCTAGGTTGTACGCGGTATGAATCGAGATGTAGCCTTTTTCAGTGTCTCCCATGTAAGGAGTCCCATATCCCCACGTTACATCTGGGCATATCTCTACAACCCTGAAGCAAAGCCTTCTGAAAGTACTAGGATGAAGAACCTTCGCAAGACCGTTTAGATCGTTGAAATCCACGTCAATAAAGATCGTAATATCGCCCCGATCTATTGCCCGTTTGAGCGGAAAACAAGCTACAACCTTACGCGGGACAACTGATCTTCGATATATTTCATTTAGAATATTGAATCCAGTCTGTTTTGCGACCTCTGCTTTTCTGAAGGCTGAATATACGCCGTCTATGAAAAGGTAATCGTCCACAAGTCTACTTTTGGTCTTCTTGTCTTCTGCTTCAATCCAGTACTTGTCTGATCCAGCTAAGAACTCAGGTACTTCCAGTTCGTATCCGTCATCAGAAAACCTGCTGTTCTTTTTTATCTTACTGATAAATGATTCAAGCTTTTCGGTTTCCTGTAGATCAAAGCCCGTTCCCATAACAACCTTATAGGCATCGGCTAGGTTTTCCGACATGCAGAAATCTGCTGGGTTGCCGTCAGAATCTTTTTCCGTCGATCCTCTTTGGAAATTCTTATCCAACAGCTCTACCCACCTAACGAAATGGCTTATGCTGTTGAACTTATACTCGAACTTGTCCTTGTTTGACTCCTTCGGTATCAGTTCTTCGTATTCGGTTTTAAGGTACAAATCCTTAAACTTGGACATGGCTTAGTACTATTTCTCTAACCTTCACGTCCTTGCGTGACTCCCTGTGGAGATTTAGACAGCTAATGGCATCGTCGAACGTCACTTTTTCCTGTGATGCCTTTAGGGTTTCCAGTCGAATACCGGCCCTGGTCGAAATAACGACGTTAGTATTCGTCTTAACAAAATGTTCCCTCAGAGCCTTCAAGAGCTTGCCGAAGTTAGGAATCAGGGCTTTTTCCAATACTTCCGAGTAGTCTATGAATATGCAGACAAAGCGATCACGGGTTGCGGCATCCAAAATATTGCGGCCGATGTACTGCAAGCTCTCGCCCTCTCCGAACGTGTTGGCCGTACAGACACACACAAAATCTGGGTGTCGGGCAACCATTTGGTCGGGGAAAGGACACATATCATTCGACAAGGCCGAGTTAATGACCGTAAGGATGTTAGGATTGCCAGCATCTATCTCGTCGATGATGAACACACCGCCTTCTTCGAACGCCTTGCGGAAATTCGTCTTAACAATTTTTCCTGTAGCGTCAACATATCCCAGGAAGTCAGACTTGGACGTTTGTTCGTTTACGGAAATGGAATAGTACGGCAGATCAAGCATTTGGGCGCACTGGACAGCAATGTGCGTCTTTCCCGATCCGGCATGGCCAACCAAGAGAACCGGCAGACGTGAGCTTATGTAATTCAGTACGATTGGCGTTTTCTCGTGGGTCAAGGCACGTTCTATTTTCTTCTTCTTGCCCTCAGTCCTGATCTCAATAGGCCTTAAAACGTCTAAATCCTTGACTACAGCAGCCCTTACGCTCTCCTGAAGACGTTCCTCTGCTGCTTTGGTAGCCGTACTTACCTCTTCAGTGACTTTGCTTTTTACGATTTCGTCTATGCTATTCACGGGTCTTTTTGGTTAGCTTGGCTTTTAATGTCTCCGCAGCGTTGATGTTGAAGAAAGTGGCAGCTGCATGATCCTCGTCGTCTTCTCCGCTAAACCACTGGATGAAATGCCTGAAAGCTGAAGCCTTAAACCGGACGTATTCTTCTTCTGAGTTGGCTTTCTCCCAGTTACGGGGTCCATATTTGACCGCACCGCGCTCCATCAGCTCGGCCCAACGCTTGAGCATGTGCTCAGTCACCCCTTCAGGAATAATCAGGTCGTACCGTGGTTTGCCTTCCTGGAGGTCACGTTGCATCCCTGATGCGTATTTCTGGCGTTTGCCAGAGTCCTTTGTGACAAACTGAGCCATCAGATTCCCAGGCCAAAATGAGCTACTAATACAAGAAGGCTAAGGGCAATAAGGATCAGATTTTTCTTCTCCTTAAGCCGAGCAAGTTTATTCTCCATATTGGTTCTGGAAATCGTTACAGTTGATAAAAAGCTTCTTATAGGCATCCTTGCCAGTCTTAATATCAATCCCATATTCAGTGTGCTCTATGCCGCACAGAGGCCTTGTTTCGGCTTGGGCAACCAGCCAATCACCGGCTTTGACCATGAACACAGCCATAGCTAGTCCTAAAATGCTTACAACAACCATTTCAGCGGTAGTGGCCTTGGATTCAAACAATTCCTGGTCGCAAATCTCACAATAATGCTCGGAACATTCTAGCTTTTTGGCAATTTTGGCCATATTTAAGAAGCGTTAATTGATAACGTGAAACTGTTTAACTGAAAAATGAAGATTTGATGATTCCTAACGGGGACAAAAGTGGTGTCCTATATCCACATGTCCTTGTAGTGCCTTGCGAAGAGTTTTAGGGCCTTGTCGGTCTGTTTTTCGTATTTTTTCCAGTCTTCTGAGAAAGCGGCATCTGACCCCATAATCTCGAATCCGTCAATGATTTCTTGTATCGTTTTCCTCCACTCCTCCAGGTTCTTGAACCCGTGTGGGAAGCTATATGTTCTCTCTTTAAAAAGCTTTAACTCTCTGGCGATCCGCTTTGAGGTGTAGTAGTTCCACCCCGTTAACTCGCAACACCCTATCCCCTCTGTCAACCTGTACCAGATGTCTTTGACCCAGTGCAGATTGCAATAAATTTTAATCATAGCGATGCGTTACCACCGCTATCCCGCTCGAAACATAACGGCCTTTTTCGTCGAGCAATATGGTCCGAATACGATCCTCTGGAGAGTTTATTTTCCCTTCCAGATCGTACTCATACCCCTTGCCCCTGTGACGGATGGTGTCCGTTGACATATCGTTGAAATATGCGGCTTAATAGTCTTCATGAAGTTCGCAGGACATAGATTTTACGACATAGCATCTTTTAAATAAAGGTTTATATATAAAGCCCTTTGATACTAAGCATTTAAATCGTTTTCCTGCGGCATTTACTCGCAAAGTCGTAACTTTTTGCGACATGAAGACTTGTGGTCTAATAAATACCTTTGGGAGTAATGGATTTGCACCATTATCGAAGCCCTACGCACTCCCATGCGTATGGTTTGCAGCCAATGTTTAAGTATATTTGTGGCGTGGCTCCAAGGAGCGACTGGCCCACCTTGTAATGACCTGGACACATACGCACATGTACACCAGAGATGTAAGGATTAGATCCCCCAATCTGCCCTACTTAACGCGCTACCTTGAACGGCCATTTTTTTCTAGACGAAATATATAGGTTGCCGTGGTATATGATTGCGTTAATTGTTTAGGAGCAGATTAGCTGTGTAAGGAGTATGTATGTTTTCCCGTATCCCAAATGATATTAGAAGTTGAGGAGAAACGCGGTTTGGCTTTAATTCCTACCTTTGTGGAACCCTTACTTCACTTATTATACCACATTTCTCAACTTTTTTCATTCACTGTTTCTTCATTTTCTGGGGATAAGTAGAGCTTTGTAATAGTTACAGAACAAAAATATGCCACTGTCAATGGCATACTTAAAAACCCCTTATGTTTCACGGGCTTTATAACCCTTTGTACGTAAACGACTGAGCTTGTTCCAAAGCGTACTTTTTAGTACGGCCATAGAACTTGGCATGGCCCTTATGGGCTACATAGCCATTTTTGACCGGCTTACCGTGCTGATCCAATACAAAATAGAGGTGCTTGCGGTCCTCCGCCAGCTTTTCACCGATCTTCTCTACCATCTCAGTGTATTCAACGGCCATACGGGCGTGGTAATCTTTGATTTTTTCTACTATGAACATGTCGTAAAATATTATAGCACAATTGCCCCAAAGAGGATATCAGATCCCAAGATTACTATATACCACGAAAGGCCAATTTTGGCAATAGAACAAAACAATAATACCTGAGTTTACATGAAGGCTACATGAAGATTTACGCTCTCGGAACTCTGCGTCAGATATAAAAAAGCCCCCTCGTCGGGGTTCTGCGTAGGCTACTAAATGGTCACTTTCCCCTTTCTCGGGAAAACAAAAAACCACCTATAGCTAGTATTTAGGTGGCTTTTTGATGCCTCAAGGGTTTTTAGGGCCTCAAGGGGTAGAAAAGCGATTATTTACCTTTTTTCAATTCTTCGATTTCTTTGTCGTAGGCGGCTTTGGCTTCGTCGATACCCTTGTCGTATTCGATCTTTTGCAACTGCTTAAGAATAGACATAGCATTGCGCCGGATCGTTTCGTTACTGTGGCTGATTAGCTCTCCAAGGGTTAGCTTGCTGTAGTCCATGTATCGCCATTATAACTTAATTCTCGTATTTGTACACCAGCAAACATCTTAGATTTAAACACTTCCCTAGCCTGTTTAGATGATAACTTGATATCTAGGAAAGTAAATGTTTTGCCCTCGTTATCTTCCAAAACAAGCTTATAAGACCCTGCAAGATATATAGTTTTCATGGCTAGTTAGTCTTAGGCTTTATGGTCAGACTTCCAACTGGTAAAGCTTGGCGGTTTGCTGATGGAATGGGCCTTCCTCCATTCGGTGCAAAATTCCTGATAGCGGTGGCGGTCATGTTCTCTCTTGGCCTCCGCTTTTGTCATTGCGCCGGTATAGATAAGGCTCCAACCGCAAGAGCATTCGAGCATTGCGTCATGTAATGACTTAATTTTTAGGTCGTGGTTCATGGTTAGGCTTCAAGAATTGCGCTCTTAAAGGCTTCGACCATGTAATTAACCTGCTCTTCATACCACATAGCTGCTGCCGTAGCGATATCACAGTCATAATCTCTAACTTTGTCCGCTATTTCGTCCTGGTTCCACATGGTCAGATATTCAAGGCGGGCAGCTGTCCAGATGCTAGCGTGCTCACTGTCTTGCTCATAGATATCAAACTCAGATAAATTATCCAGTTCGACATCGTACAAGGCATTAAGCGCATCGTTAGCAATCTCATAAGACAAATCCCAGCTATGTATATCTTCGTCCGCTTTAAAGACGACATCAGACACTATTTTAGCAACATGGTCCGGTGTGCCATCTTTGACGCGGTAGAACTCAGTTCCGTCATCTCGTTTAGCTAACTCAATGCAGCTAACAAGGATAGAATAGTCTTCTTTGGTCATGGCTCTATTTGATTAGCTTGCGGGCTTTTAATACTTCCTTTATGAGAATTTGCGTCTGGTGATGCTGTTTCTTTTTAGGGATCTTATAGCCAGCTTTCTCTATTTCCTTAATCAAATAGGTTAATTGCCACATTTTAACGTCCAACTGCTCGGCTATTTCAGCCTTTGTTTTGGTTTCCCATAGATCAAGTACGGCTGCAATATCCTTTTTAGTCCAGCTTTTACGCTGGATGGTCTTGTGTTTGGTCATAATCGTTATATTTAGTTTTCAATGACCACCAACTAACTCGCTTCGCTACCATAACTAGCATAAGTTACGATCGCAAGCTGTTAGCGGAGGGTTCGCCTAATTGCTTGCCCTATCGCATGGCTTCGCCCTGCTACCATTGCTTTACGCAACGGTCGAACCAAGCCACACTAAGGATAAACAATACTCTACTCAGTCCCGCATATCTCTTGATCTGTTTCTTTTATGAAGTCCTGCATTTTCTCCCATTCTGGCCTCAATATGTCTTGTGCCTCTTTGGATATTGGCTTATTAGTCATGTTTATTTATCTAACAAAACAAATCTAGCTCCCATCAATGGATTACTTAACTGTGTGATGGCTATAAGGCTTATTAGTAGGATTAAGTACCTCATATGCTATTTAATTAGCTTTAATGCTCTCATTGCTGCTTTCTCGGTCTTGTGTGTGCTAATGGTTTGGTATCGCTCATTACATACCGTATAGATACATAGATTATTGACACCACCATCAATAGAATAATATTGCTTTAAGATCATTATTATTTAATAGGCTCGTTGACCTGTTCAAATTTGACTCCAAATACCTCTAGGATGCGGAAGTCATCGGCTGAAAGGGTCGCTCTGCCTGTTAGTTTGGTAAAGGCTTCGGCTTGCTTCGGGTCTACCAGGTAGTTTCTAGGCTTACCGTAGACCTGCTTAACGTAGAACTTCATTAACATATTCTTATTACTTAGTAAGGGCTTCAAGCATCGGCATAACTACCAATTCATGTGAGGCAAGCAATCCGAGGATCAGCCCAATGAATACGTAGTATATGCGGTGTGCGATAGTTGGCATATAGTTGGTATCAATTAATTGTTTATAAAACGACCTATTCCCTTAATACTTGCTACTATAAGCTATAAGGGCAAAGGAAGTCAAGCGTAGTACAACATTACAGTACAGAATAAGCCAGTATGTCAAATAATGCCCAATGGATAGCAAGTACATATAGGGCCGTTTGTGCGTGAGGTTATCTAGCCTTATATAGAGCCTCATATTAGCGATGGTATGCACTATAAAAAGTAAGGGTTATTTACCACATGGTGTGAATGGAACCGCCTACTTAGTGTGTGGATGGGGCTAAGGTAGCTGCATCGCACCGCACACAGTCGTACAAAAAGGGATATATACCATTATTTGTTTGCTTTTGCGACACACCCAAACACTAAAAACCCCTTATTTATAGCCATATATTAGTTTAGTGTCGTACAATACCTGTTGTGAGACATACAGACAATCCTAAAAAAGCCTTATTCCTGCGAGGGGGTGGGACACGGGCCAACGCTGCGCCCATTCTAATCATATGCCCATCCAAAATTTTGCACCATTTTTATTATTCCTGTATTACGTTTTAGGCCAATGGGTATAAGAAAACCCCCTAGTGGGGGCTGGTGGTGCTTTTGCGTAATGTTTTACCGTAATCATGTGTCCTGCGCCACAGATTCTTGTTTCTTGGTAGGTTGTATGGCCTAGAGACTGTAATCTATCCCCGATTCCTTTTTCGCTTCTGTTTAGATACATTGGTGACTTGGGTATAGATTCACAAGGCTAAAGCCTTGCTGCCCGCGCTTCGCTTGGTCAGGTGTACCTTTCCACATTCTGTCCTTATTTTTCAGGTACAGTTGTGGATACCTAGCCTGTACGAAGGTTAAGTTTCTACCGGACAATTGGCTCAGTTGTTTCTCTGATTGTCCTGTCCTCACTTCTTCTCCTCCATCTCAAGCCCTTGGAGAGTAATCCTGTTACCGTGTGAAGTCTCGTAGCAAGCGGTAATAGCGATGGTGTCATTTCCCAGTTCACAGCGTAAGACACCTGGCAAGTAGTTCGTGGCATCCAGGGGTAGGCACTCTTGCCTTAGCCTTCCTAGCCCCCAGTATTTTGTTTTCCTAACTCACCTATTATACCATAATTTGTCCCCAATTACAACACAGGAGACTGTTGAAAAGTGATGCAGTTTGTGGTATAATACTTAGTAATCCCTGGGAGTCTTCCTTCTGATATGGAGCGGTGGATCAGACCACAGGACTGGGGAGGATTGTCTGAGTAGCTCAGTTGGTAGAGCCTTGCGTCGGGGGTTCAAGTCCCCTCTCGGACATAATGACGGCGGGAGCAATCCCCGTTCAACTCAAGTTGAAGGCCGTCAGAGGTGATGTATGGCAGTATAGGTCTGCCCGTCGAGCACTGGTTACTGTGTAGCTGATACGTTGGAAGTTCCAACTTCGTAAGATAGGTTACGCATACTGGTAAGCCGCCGTTAACCTGGCTATGACCGCAAGGTGACTACTACGAGTACCCGAGGTTGAAATACCACGACATGAAAGAAGGTCAGAAATTAGAACTCGGCAAATCCTTGCCATCACCTATTCAGTAGCCATGTCCCAAGGCTGGCGAGCGAGTCTCCAAAACTTGCTGGGTTGGTTCGATTCCAATGCTACTGGCTGTAGTGGGAGAAAGTGGACGCAATGAGGTTGGTTGATAATCCCAGGGAGGATTCTAGATGCCGTTAATACCTGGGTCTATCAGTCAATCTCTAAGGCAGTACGATGCAAACAATGGGCCTCCCGTCACCTGGGACTAGCCAGCCTACTATGTCGTACTACGGTGCAATGAACTGGAAACGAAAACATAAGAAGAAGGCATATAGACTTGTGAGGAGTAAGCGGTTGAACGGTAAGAAAGTCAGTGGCTGGGAATATGGCGGCGCAATCGGCCGAGAGATTATTTCCAGACGTGACTACCGCGAAATGAAACGTGAGTTGATGATGCCGCTGTAGCTCAATTGGTAGAGCGACGCTTTTGTAAAGCGTGGGTTGAGAGTTCAAGTCTTTCCAGCGGCCCCATCAGTTCATTTGCACCTTTTAAACCTGTTGAGGTTATCCACAGAGCGATATAGCGTTTGTTGTACAAAACATGTACAAAAGATATACTAATCATATCAGCTGTGGATGGAACAAAAGCAATAAACGCCCGAACCTTCCCATCAGAGAACAGATACCAGTGACTTAATAGCCGGTCCGCTTCGGCTGTACATCTTGCAAAGATGTGTTCACCTAGGGGGTTCTGTGGCCGCCTCTGAATGGGAAGATTAGGACGTTTTTTGCGTGCCTGACCTCTTCATGAGTATACCATACTTGGTTTGGTGGAAGAGTGAAAAATTGGCATCTAAAAAGGGAGAACCTGTGGATAAGTCTCTCTGTTTATGAAGATGGCCTTTTTGTCCTTGTATAACAACCCCTTTTGGGGTCTTTTTGCTATTGATTTTTTCTTAAATCTGTAGTATAATGTTGTAAATGAAATTCGGTCCCGAGAAACAAGTCGAAATCTTTAAGGCACTCTCCCTTAAGCCAATGCTGCAAGTCGGCATAGATTACGGTTTCGACAAGGTTTACAGCAATCCCCGATCAATCCGAACTGCCGTCTATAAGATCTACGCTGCGGTTAAGAACAACCCCGAGCAGTACGGTGTCTCTCCTGACGTTGTGAAGATGGTGTGCGATTCTATGAATCAGCGCATCAACAAGCCTACGATTGTAGCCGAAGGGGCCAGCGTGGCTGAACGCCGCGAAGGCGACGGCGACATCAAGAACGTCGTCCTTTCGATCCGCGACAAATCGTTCAGGCTTATCGACATGAAGCTTGATCGTGTCGGCAAGTCCAAGAAGAAACTTGACCAGGTTACGTTCAAAGACTTGGCCGTGATCGCTGGCGTGGCTTTTGACAAGGCTCAGATCCTCAAGGGCGAAGCTACGGAGCATATTGCGGTCCATGCCAAGATCGACAAGGAGATGACACCAGAGGCCGCTTTTGAGGCTCTGATGACCATGCGTGAGAAAGTCCAGGTGGACAAAGAGCGGACGAAATAGAAATAGCAGCCGAAGCTGCTATCCCCGATTCCCTCTCGAAGAACCTTAAGCTCATCTTAACATCTTCGAGACATAAGTAAACAATGGCATGTAGCTCAGTGGTAGTAGCAATCCGCTGTTAACGGATAGGTCGCTGGTTCGAATCCAGCCGTGCCAGCCTTATCAGGTAATTTTCAAAGCATGAGCGATATTGAACCACGAGAGGAGGGCAATGTTGAGGGCGTATGCGATCCTGCTGAGGGTACTCAGTGCGATAGCTGCCAGTAAACAAAAAGCCCCCTCTTGGGGGCTTTCTTATTCCAGGTTCGTCTAATCGGTAGGACAACAGACTTTGGATCTGTTAATTGTGGTTCGAACCCATGACCTGGAACATTATGGCTGGACACCTCCGCTCCAACCCTTTGGCCACTGACCAGTTCTGTCGTGGTACGCTTGAGCCTCTTCCCTTCGGATTTGTTCTGGGGCCTTTTCGATCACGACGGGCTTTGCTTCCTCTGTCTTGATCTCGATAGTTGTCTGTTCTTCGTCCTCAGGAGCGGTCGGTTGGGATTTGACAGTTACCGTAGTTGTTGTGGTCGCCTGAACGTTTCCGTTTTGAGCAGCCATTAACTTATTGAGTAAAGTTACGAGTAAAGCAACCTGCTGTTGAAGCTGTCTAATCTGATCTTGCGATGGAGTCTGTGCATGTGACGCAACCGGCACAGCTATGACACCAGCCAAGGCCAACGTGACGATAAATTTCTTCATGAAATCAGTATGGCTATATTCATGAGTTATGTCAAGCTCTTGTAATATATTACAAAATGTGGTATAATATTATTGGCGGGTTGGAGGAATGGCACCTCGTTAGGCTCATAACCTGAAGGACCATGTTCGAATCATGGACCCGCTACCAATTTTACCGTCACGATGGGAATTACCGCAGAGCAGCAACGGCTGGAAGCTGAACGTCGAAAGAAGCAATTCGAAGACTATCTACGCTCCCCTGATTACCAGGAGAAGCTAATTCAGCGTTTGCAGATGAACGATGCCGCCAACCGTAGCTTGGAGGCTCGCTCCTATATCTGGTACTTGTGCCAGCGACCCGACAATCCTATTGAGGGCTGTTTGTTTTTCATCAATAACTTTGCCTGGACTTTCGACCCGCGTCCTGAGCACGCCCCGCACCATCTCCCTTTCATAACCTTCGGCTATCAGGAGCGGGCTATCAAGTGGCTGATTGAGCACATCGACGGTTCACGCGACGGCCTGTTTGAGAAGTCCCGAGACATGGGTATCTCGTGGCTCGTGTTCGTTTGGGTTCCTATTTGGTACTGGCTCTTCCGCGATGGCGTCAACATCCTGGTTGGTTCCTACAAGGAAAAGCTGGTTGACGACCGTACCGACGACTCCCTGTTTGGCAAGATCGACTACGCTCTCAATAATTTGCCGAAGTGGCTTTTACCTGCCAAGTACAATCCTGACAAGCACAGGACTAAGCTTAAGCTGGTTAACCCAGCCAATAACAACCTTATTGCCGGTGACACGATGAACCCGTCCTTCGGCCGCGGTTCTCGTAAGACTGCTATCCTTTTCGACGAGTTGGGTTTCTGGGACTACGCCAAAGATGCGTGGGAAGCTTGCGGCGACTCAACCTCTTGCCGCATCGCCAACTCTACGCCTGATGGCTATAACTACTTCGCCATGCTTCGGGATTCGGGCATCGACGTGATGACTCTCCATTGGAAGGAGCATCCGCTGAAAGATCAGTTCTGGTACGACTATGAGTGTGCTCGCCGCACCGAAGAAGAAGTGGCCCAGGAACTCGACATCTCTTACAGCAAGTCCAAGGAGGGCCGTGTTTACCCTGAATGGAATGAGGCCAACGTCACTGAGGGCTGGTTCCCTTATGATGCTGACATGCCGCTTTATGTTGGCTGGGACTTCGGCAAGACCGACGACACCGGCATCATCTGGGCGCAGCCGGATCGAACCGGCAAGCTCAGGATCATCGACGTGTACCGGAACACCGGCAAGAACATCGACTTCTACATCCCATTCGTTACCGGCATCGTGCCGAGTGACGGCTATATCTATACGAAAGACGAACTTGAAATAATCGAAAGCCACAAGTATTGGAAACGTGGTACACATTTTGGCGACCCTGCGGGTCGCTTCCAGAACCAGGTGTCAGACGAATCTGTAATGGACGTGCTTAAGAACCACGGCATCATCATCAACTTCAATGAGGCTTGGAAAGAATTTAAGGTCCGCAAGAGCGCAACCAAACGCTTGCTTATGGACGGGATACTTCTCAATGAGAATCCCCGCACTAAGTATTTTGACCTCTGCCTTATCAATGCCGCTTATCCTCGCGTTAAAAGCCACGGTCTTGAAGAGGTCAGGTCTGACAAGCCAAAGCACGACTACACCTCTCACTATCGCTCGGCTTTGGAATACCTGGCACTTGGGTTGGAAAACGGCACGGCCAGGCGTGCGATTCCTTATGACAAGTTCAAGCGCAAGAACGTCACGACGGTCAAGCGCAAAGGCAGAGTAACAGGTTATTAAGATGACAGAAGGATCATATTGGTTTAGACGGCTCGTGCGGGAGGCTAAGAAGATTTCTCCGCACCTTAAGTTTTTCAAGATCAAATACGGTTTCTACCGGATCTATTGGACCGGCGGCGGGCCAGAAGCCTACGTGCATGAGGTCTATAAAGAGATGCCTGAGCATGGCTACGATATCGAAGAGAAGGACATCAGGCTAATCAGCCAGCGTTATTACGAGGAATATGAGGACCAGTTCGAATTAACGCGTAAGGTCAAGAACTTTGTCGAAGGCTATTGGGAGTCCCTGGAGACTCTTAAGAAGCGAGTTTACATGCTCAAAAACAACAAGGAGTTCAATAAAAATTCCGTTGACGCTTACAAGCAGATTAGGGTCAAATAGCTCTTGCTTTTGTATCTAATATGTGGTATAATTATAACTAAGTTTTAACTCCCTAACGTCCGTAATGGCTGATACAAAGAACGTCCCCCTCCTCAAAGAAGGGGGCGTTGTTTTTTCAAATGTAATACCTTCTGAAGAAGAGCAGGAAGTAATCAAGGCAGTATTCCGCAAGTTCACTAACTCAGCGGAAGACCGCAATCGAAACTTTGCAAATTTCGACGGCCTGAACCTGATCGACTACATCCAGGATTCGGTACATCGCACTACTACTAACACCGATGTCCGTGAAGACATTGAAGACTGGCAAGCTCGCATCCACGATCCGTTCACCCGCAACAAGGTCATGGCTGTTCTTGGGAAGGTTGTCCAAGTCTTGCCTATCGCTGAATTTGTCGGCCGCGGCGACGAAGACATCCGCAAGGGCCAGATCATTACGAACCTCTATGAATACTCAGAAGAGGTCGCTGAATACGAGGAGTTCCTTATCAACTACCTGCTCGAAGCGATAGTCAAAGGAACGGCTATTGGCTATGAGGGTCATGAAAAGAAAGAGCAGCTGTACCGCGACGTTGTTTCGATCAACGGCGAAGTCACGGTCCGCGACCGCAGTTATAAGTGCAATAAGCTCTATGCTGATCTGGTCAAGCTTGAAGACTTCTACCCTTCTTCCGTCGGCATCCGCAAGATCGCTGACATGCCGTACTGCTTCTGGAGGCAAACGCAGCCATACCAGAAGTTCTTGGAACAGTTTGCTTCCTTCGAACGCTCGACGCTGGTCCAGCCCTTCTTTACTCCTGGGGAGAAAGAACAGCGTCCGTGGTATCTCGATTACATCTCCCCTGGCGTTGCCGAAGGCGAAGTTGAGATCATCCGTTACTACAACAAGGATACTGATGAGTACGTCATTATCGCTAACGGTGTCTGGCTGAATCCAGTCATCACTTCGGCTGGCATGAAGATCTCTCCCCTGCCATTCGAGCACAAGGATCTTCCTTTCTTCGATTGCCGTTTTGAAATAATTGAGCCTGGCTTCTTCTACGGCAAGTCGCTCCCTGACAAGCTGAAGACGATGCAGGACGTTTTGAACGTGCTGACCAACATGCTTTTGGACCAGTCGTTCTTGACGATCTTCCCGCCGATGCTTACCAACGGCTTTGATTCAATCGAAGACGACTATCTCCGACCTGGACGCAGGACTCCTGTCGATACTCAGGGTCTGCCGATCAACCAGGCTTACATGAAACTCGACCTTGGAACGCCGTCAGGCTGGCACCAGTACATTCTCGAATACACGAGAAAGATCATGGAAGAAGCTTCTATCGACCGCGTTCAGCAAGGCGTGGCCGGTGTTGGCGACCGCACTACGGCTCAGGAAATCCGCGTAGCCGCTGAGGGCGTTGCCTCTATGCTCGGCTTGTTCGGCCGTCTGGTCAAATACTCCATCAAGCGCAAGTCATTCTTGCGTGCTAAAAACATCCTCCAATTCTGGACCGATCCTGAGTATCCGGTTGTTGAAGCGATCATGGGCGAAGGTTCTGCTAAGGAAACCAGCAAGGCTTTCAACGTTTTCAAGATGAAAGGTGTCACGATGTCATCCGGCAAGCGTGGCGGCAAGATCATCGAATTTTACCGCAACAAGGAGGAGATGCCTACCAAAGAAGAATTGAAGGCCCGCACAGCTATCTACAAGGCTGAAACCGGCAAGGATATTGAGATCATGGCTATCCGTCCTGACTACATCAGGAACCTTGAGCTTGATGTCATGATGGTCGCCAATCCTAAGAACGAACACACTAAGGAATCAGAAAAGGCCATGCAGCTTGAGAAGGCTCGCGTCTATCTTTCCTTCTTCCCAGATCTCATCGACCGCGAAGAGCTTCTTGCTCAGACCGCCGAAAAGATGGGCGACGATCCTTCCAAGATCATTTCGAAGAATATTCTCAATCCTCAGCCGCAAGCTGAGAACGGTGCTCAGGCTTCGATGATGGACGGTGGTGTAAGCACCTTGCCTCAAGGAAACATGAGCAACAATACCATGCGCGGTATGCGTAGCGGTGAAGGCGGCGCAAACCAGATGGAACAGTTACAAGCTGAAATGATGGGTTAGTTATGGCTACTAAGAAATACACAGTTGAAGAACTTTTGATAATGCTGGCAGAGGCCATGCCTAACCCAACGGAAGTAACGATTGATAAGAAGTTCGAAGATCAGATCTTCGCTCAGTTGGCCCAGATCGAAGGCATTGACGATTACTTGAGGGAAACCCTTGGCTTCGACATGCAGCGATATTTCAACGTAGTAACTGACATTGATCGGGCTATGGTCAAAGGAGGCTACCATCGTGTCGCCTACTTCCTAGGCAAGATTTACAAAGCCCGAATCAATAAGGCAAACGCATCAGATTAAGTGATGTGACGGTACGAGGAGCATGTTCTCCCCGTCCGGTCACACTACTTAATGCAAGTAGTTGTAGTGTCGGCACTTTCCGACTTGGCGGACCCACCCGCCCGTGGACTCAACCACGTTAACAAGGGATACCGTTATTACTTTAAGGGAAGATAAGGAAAGATATGTCAATTGAAAACAAACCAGGCGAAGGCACCCAGCCTACCGCCGAACAGCAGGAATTGATCGAACGCATCAAACAGCTTGAAGCTGACAAGAGCAACCTTGTGTCTGAACTCCAGGACGACCGTAAGAAACGACAAGACATTCAGGACCAAGTTGAAACGCTCAAGGAAGCCCTTGAAAACAGCATCAAGAAAACAACCGAGAATCCTGAAGAGGAAAAGCTCGCACGGCTTGTCGCTGAAGCCCTCAACAAGAAGGAATCAGAAGCAGCCGCGAAAAACAAAAGACA